CAATGATTTGTCTCACCAGAAAATCATTATCATATTTAGCATCTAGCGAGGGGTCGTCCAAATAGGTACGAATCCTCGTAATAGTCGTCATTAATATTGAACCCGTACTATCCATTATCTTAGTAATCCTTCTAGCGAATCGTTATCGTCACCTCCACCCATCATACCCATTGCCATCATCATCATAAGCATAGCCATCATACCCCCCATTCCACCTTTACCCCCCATCCTTTTTACTATATCCGTAAGTCCTTTTCTACTAGAACTATATCCGGGACCTCGACCTTCGGGGAGATAAGCCTTATCAGGACCCGGTTGATAATTGTGGAATCCTAATTTCCCTCCTGTCGTTTGCAACATTTGATTTTCTAATTGATCAAGAGCAAGCCCTCCTCCCCTAGCGAGTTGCCCTTTCATTTTATACATTTTATTCGCATATCTATCTGACATGCCTGAAAGACTAGATTTTGGTTGGTTAGCTACTCGAGCTTCAGACATTGCTGCGTTCATTGCTGCCCGTGACATTTTGTCATAAGACTTAGTTTGTTGATTAGTCCACGAACCAGCCGCACCTCTACCTCCACCACCTGCTTTTCGAGCAGCGGCTCGTCTTTGTTCTTTTGTCCAATTAAATGAGGGATCTTTAGCCATGAGTGATTACCTTTCCTTTTGAAGCATTGATGAGATCTTCAGTTAGTTCACTGGTATCCTCACTATAGTGTACCTTGGAATTTTTTAGGGACAAGGCAGCATCATCCATACCCTTACGCTTTAAGTGGTCTACCATAGAGTATTTGCGTTCTACGGATTCTAGGCGAGAACTTTCTTTTTCGCGTAATTCCGCTTGATGGTGAAGTTGTTTTTTCAACTTCTCTTCTTCTTGGTCTACAGGAGCACACCGTAATTTTATGAATCTAGTGGGTATCCAACCCCCCCTATCTGGTGGTTTATCCATCGTATCCAATTCTAGGCATACGGGTCTAGTTACTTCCCACGGTGGATATATCCAGTGAGCAAGTACGAACCGCTTTGTGTATTTGTGTCTATATACAAATAGGTCTTTTCTACCCGTCTCTCGTTTTATGTGACGTAGCCACTCGCTTTCCGGAAGAACCTCGTGTTCTGGTCCCATTTGTAGTCCGGTGTTTATTGCTTCTTCGTACGGGCTGTATCCTATTTCTATGTTCATTTCCACAGTATACCAAAAGAAAAGAGGTCTACCATACTCGGTAGACCCCTTTCCCAACACAGGAGGATATGTTTACTTTAAGGATCAATTATCACTATAAAGTTTATCTTGCGTTACACCGGTTAGTTTCAAACCAGCAGGTTGATCTGGGACCAACTGCATACGCATTTGACCGGGCATTTGAACGCCTTCAGTTACCAATGTATTGGCACCCGAGGAGTTATAAATTGGGAGCTTATTAGAACCCGTGCCGGTGAGAGCACCAGCAATGAATTCGAATGGAGCACCCGCATCTGCTTGAGCAAATTTGCTTGTACCTGAAACTGAAGGTGGAACATATCGTTTCCAGTTATTTCCACCTTTGCGGATTCCATATACAGTGTTGTCTTCAACATAAGTTGAAGTGTAACCAGTATATGAACGACCATCAAAGGTGAATTTGAAGCCTTCATTTGAACCTTCGTTAGTCACGCTTGATAGGCGACCAGTACGATCCAAAATTTCACGACCAATTTTCGTTGATTCGTAGTTTAGCCAAACACCATCAGAGGCGATCAAGCAGTCAATATATTGACCGTACTTGTTTTTGGCTGCGTGGAATCGACGAAGGTATTGTCGTAGTTTGTGTTCAGTAAGAACACCAACACTAGCTTTTGTGAAACTTTTGAATTCGGAGTGAACCGAAACATCAATATCATCGGTGCCGTCTTTGTCGTCACCAAGTAGGTATTGAGTGTTTGTGCCTGAAGCACCTGATTTCAACCAACTATTAACGCCAGCAAAACCGGTAAATGCATTAGTTCCACCAAGAGCGTGGTCACTGTTTGCATAAACAACGACACAGTTATTAGCAACTACTCCACCATTCCAGTTACTTGAATCATCAACATCTGGATCTGTTACGGAGAAAATAGTTACAGTACCTTTTAGTTCATCTACGGCTGAGACATAAACAGACTGTCTCGTAGATAGAGTCTGTGAACCCTCAGCAGCACTATCGTTAAAACGAACTGTGCAATCTGCATCATAAACATCAACTCGTTGACCAACATAGTATCGATCTACTGCACCATTACCTGGAGTAAAAGTAACTTCATGACCGCCAGTTGCGTCAGCTGTAGTAGCTTTACTTGTAATTGTACTGAGTTGGTATTTATCTGCTTGATTCAAATACCAATAGTTACACAAAGTGTGTGAGATATTCCGTGAAAAACCTTCGAGTTTAGGAGCAATGATCTCGCCAATAAAGGCAGGAGTTGCTTCTGCTTGCATTTCACCAAGAGTGAACATGATGTTAGACATCATTGAACGCATACCAATACCGAGACGGAATGGCATGGCGTTAGGACCATCTAGTGGTGAAGGCCAAGTTTGATCGAGATTTTGTGTGTAAAGACGTACACCGTGTTGATCAGTGTCGTCACCATAAAGAGAGAGATCGTTTCGAGGTCTGCCCTGTTCGAGAACACCAGCCATTGAACCCATAAAGACTTTAATAATCTTTAGGTCACGACCGAGAGCATCGACGGGTCCAACGCCCTGACTTGTTGAGATAATATCTCGCCAAATAGGGTCTAAACCAGGAAGGAAGATCTCAATGTTTTTATTAATCACTTCTTCAATCCTATTTTCATGTAGGTTGTGAAGTGAACCTGAAATAGCAGCCATTTTAATTTCCTTTAATTAAGCTTTCGATTCTCCTCCGTCCCCGTCTTCACGGGCTCCTCTAAGTAATGTATCGAGTGTCCATTCACGGGTTTTCGTATTGATAGAACCCATATCGTCACCCTTCTCATACTTAGGAGGATCAACTGGAGGTTTATTAAACAAATTGTCACTATCTGTTGCTGTTTCCGGTGAACGCTGGATTTTATCCGGATCACCGATTACCGAACGGAATTTATCATACACTAATTTTGTAGCATTACCAGCCTCTTCAGCAAACCAATTTGGATTATAGTTTTCTCCAGAAGCTCTACGTTTTCGTAGATTTTCCATCATTATGGTTTCTACCTCACCACGAAGGATATCCTTACGATTGTTACCCTCCTCATTTACACCCATTAATTTCTTAATTTCTTCACTTTGGGTAAAAGCACTTTCTAGTGCGGAGGTCATTTCCTTACGCATCATTTCGGTACCGAGTTTTTGTTGGCGGTTTTCAATCTCTGCCATTCTCATTTGTTCTTGTTCTCGCATCATCATTTCCTGTTGGTATTGGGCCTCGTTAAATTGGGGTTCTTCTGGGTAATCATTTTCAAGGGTAAGTTCCGGATCATACGTAGATTCGGGAGCGGGTTCAGCGGTGGGTTGTTCTATTTGTTTTGTCCACTCAATATATTCGTTTATATCTTCAGGAGCATAACCCTCTTGACTCATAAGGTAACGAACCGCTTGTTCTCTATTATCATCATTTACCCCGTTAGGAGAAATTAATTTTCTAGCATTTTCATTATACTCTTTAAGCTTTACTGCTTCGTCCCGAGAATTAATTAATTCTCGAACTGAGATTTCTTCACCGTCAACTTTAATAGTCGAATCCAAATCCATTGATGGTTGTGTTGTTTCAGTTGTTTCTGGTTGTGTTACTTCAGTATTTTCTTCAGACATTTACATGGCTCCTTGTTGTGGGAACGGCATCGGGCCACCTTGACCCATATCCATACCCTCTTGTGGTTGTTGCATCATAGCAGCCTCCATTGGTGATGGTACTCCTTCGGGCATCATAACACCCATAGACTGCATCATAAACTCTTTAAGTTTAATAAACTCATTTTGTACTTCGGTACTAGATATACTCATAAGTGGACCACTCATGAATGAAATCAAAACTCTTAATTGAAATTCAGGTCTTGCGGTATGAGGAGTTAAAACAACTTGTCCCGGATCTTGTCCGTTACCGTATAGAACCAAACAATTACGTACAATCATATCGTAAGCAGATTTCTCTTCGTCCAACCAAACCGCAAAATCCAATCCTTCCTTTAACACTAAGAGTTTAAAAGAGTCAGGATCCGCAATCCCCGCATTTAACATTTCTAGGGCTTCTTGTTTTCTAGCCACCATAGAACGAGGGCTAGTCTCTTTAATAGTCAAAGTAATATTCTTTAGAGAAGGAAGAGGATTTGAACCTTGGAATTGAATCTCACTTTTCTCTACATCAATAATTGCTCCCGCCATTTCTAACGAGAGATCCTGAACGGGAACTGCTACAGGTGACTCCATTAAGGTTCTAATTGCTCCCGCTAATACAGACTTATAACAACTCCCGAATGCTTGTTCTATTCCTCTACTGGGATTAGTCATAGATTTATTAATTTGCTCATCTAAGAACGATAGACCCGCAGCAGAATCTACACGACCCTTCTCTTTAATGAGATCTTGTACCGGATTCATCCTATCCATTAAATCTTTAGCAAAGGCAGCCGTTTTACCCGGGATATCCCCAGCATTATGCGGAGTAATATTAAAGGGCCGGAATGTCTCCACAACAGGATCAGGCTCGAACGGTAAAACTCTAAGTCCCTGCCCTACGTCTCTCAACATAGCACGGTCATTAAATTGACCCTGAGGCATAACTAATACCCCATACCTGTCAATGTCCCTTACGTTATTAAAGAGAGACTTCATCAATCTCTCCATTTCTCTATTCAAACTAAAGAGAAGATCAAATAACCCAGAACCGTGGAACGTACCGTTCTCCATAAACCTAGCGAATCCGACAGGACAATATACTTCTTCCTCAAATATTTCATCGTGAAGTACGTGTTCTCCACTAGTAACTACATATCTTGATACTGTCTCCCCCACTCCATATAGCCATACCTCTCGAATTTTTACTACTGACGCGTGTTGCTTTGATGGTCGTGCACCACCCTGAGATGTGTCACTCCAGTACTTAATGTCCTGACCGCTTTGGGACGAAGGACCACTATCCGATCCTCCGTGTTCATCATCTGCTTCGCCTATGGTTTGTTCCCACCACTCCATCTTCTGCAGATTTCTTTTTAACTTCTTACCAAACATCTCTTCTAGAAAATGTAGAGGAACCGTACGTTGTCTCATTATCCCACGAGCTTTTGTATAGTCTGTACCTAGTGACGGGAAGGGAAATAATTCTCTTGGATGAATCACTTCTAGATCCGCAGTTAATCCGATAGTGGGGGAGTCCGTGATATGTCCCGCTAAACCACAAGAACCTAAAGATGTGAATAGGTGAGCAAACTTAGTCTTTACTTTTTCTAGTTGATCCTGAGGAATGACATGATCCATTACGATCTGTCCGATTGCTCTTTCTCGTATACTATTAAGAGATACTCCCTTACGAATAATCTTAGGTCTTAGATCTAGGGAGGATAATCTAGAGGAAACCTTATCAATTGCGGAAAGCATCTCTTGGGATTGGTATTCCATGTTCCCCTCTTCATCTAAGTAGTGGGGGGATAATGCTCCAGTATGAGGATCGAAAACATCAAAGCGACGAGCTCCACATAAGTAGTGCCAAGCAAGAAGCCACATAATACGACGATAGGAGAGTCGTGACTCCTCACGGTCTGCGTGTTCGTCAATTACTCTTGCTAGATCCTTTGGATTTTTTGGTAGTTGTATGGTGTCTAGTGCCACTATCTTCAGCCTTTATTTTCTTTTTTGCATATCCCTTAGGCTCAAACCCAAAAGGTACGTTTGTTTCTATTGTAGTGTCTTTTAATTTTGATATGTCTGAAATAACCTCAGTTGAAGGATTTTGGGGAGCCATTTGAAAATCATTACCCCAGCCATCTCGGGGACCGTTACCGTAGTAACATCTCATTAGTTTATCGAAAAATGCTAAAGGTACAACTACGCAGTTCTTATGTTCATATTCTTGTGGTGTTGTCGGTATCATCAGCGATGTTCCTATCTAAAATTTCTTGAATATCTGATACTGCTATTTTACTCCAATCAATAGAGTGGGCTATATAAGTACCCGTAGATTCATTCTTTAATTCTCCATCCTTTAACCTCTCTAACGGTGTTTTATTTGGTAATTCTACGGAAACCACCTGAGACAATCTACCTTTAATAACAAATTGGGACATGCATACGCAGTCTAGTTCGTCATCGTGCTGTAGACCTCCGTCTTTAGCATCGGGGTTAAATTGTTCTATCTGGTCTTTTAGTCTTCTAAAAGAACCCCCACTTTTCCATAGGGGGACTTTGATTTTATTGTGTTCGAATCTTAGTGAGAGACTGGCTATCTTCGTAGATTTTTCGATCATTCCCGGATTTAATTTCTTAATTCCCGGGAGGTGCTGAACATCCATCATATCTTTCGCTCGGGTTCTAACTAGGGAATCCAAGGTGTTATATATACCTAATCCTTGTTTTATCGCTTCAATGTGGATTGTTGGAACTTTCCAGTGATCCCCTAACTTCATAGCCTGTTTGATTAGTTCGTCTTCTCTGCATTGAGCAGACCAAAGATCTAATACAAATAAATCGTTGTCTGAGTTAATCCCCATTACACATGCGACCTTATAGTCGGAATCTGCTGTAGCGGTAAAGGAGGTATCAACAGTCATGAATATTCTAGTTAATTGTAGAAACTCACACATCCTCTTCTTTACTAAGGTTTCTCCAGAATACCAACAGACTAAAGTATTACTTAGGCGGGGGTTTAGTTCCAATACAGGATCAACATCTTCTAGCCACCAACCGTGTCTTTCCTTTGTGAGGTGGGGGAAGTATGTACCTTCCCCCTCACCGGGTCTAGCCATATATTCTGCTAAGAAGTTGGTTGTTCCGATGATCTCACGTATTTCTTCTAAGGAAACTCTATCTTTCCACCGAGGATTTGCCTCTTTTTCCTTAATAGTGGGAGGCCACATATCGGGCCAACAAGATATCAACTCTCCCTTATCTCCTTCGTACGCAGCACGAACAATCATTCGTGACCACAAGTTGAATCTAGGATCTGATGCTACTTGTTCTCCTTCGAGATTAGGTTCAGTTTGTAGGGCATGCCAAGCATAGTGACGACGAGATACAAAAGTAGCCAACCAATCCACACCACAACCTGCACGCATAACCATAGGTAGAACCACTTTGAAAAGAAGATCATCCATATACTGTCGGATGAGTGACATTGATGTTGATGCTTTTGGGTCATATTCGGGGTCATCCAATACGTATCGTCTAGGTCGTCCACCACGTTGTCTTGATTCTGCGGAGATTGCTCTGAGCCAACTACCATTTCTTAGTTGCATCATCTCAGTTCCGAAGGGTGCTTCACCTCTTTTAGGGACAAGACGATTATCTGGGAACTCCGGATTCCAATCATCGTGAAGTCTTTGATTGTGTTGGAGTTGATCTTTAAGACATTGCCCTGTACCCCTAGCGTTATCACTTGTAGATGTAGCATAAAGAATTGTAAACATTGGTCGGGATATCATTCTTAAGAGACATGCCTTGCGAACTAAGAATGATTTAGCAGAGCCCCGTGGTGCAATACAAATATTACGAGGGGAGCCGGCCCATTGTTTTAAAATATCGTAATGAAATTCGGGAGTTACTAGGGGATCGTCATCATAAAAAAGAGGATCAAAATTTACTTCTTTGTCTGCATGAAGATACCACATATCAAAGAAACGCATTGAAGCAGCAAACGCCTCAGCTATTTGAGTGGGGGTCTTATCTTTTGTGGTCCACAAACGACAAGCATTTACTCTTGCTTGTCTTTGACCCTCTAAACTTAAGGTAGGATAATCTACGGGAAGAGGATAAAAAGGGTTATCTTTCTTAGGAACCCATAACATTATTCGGTGTTATTCCTGTTCATAGAAATAGTTACAAATGCATAGGTTGCACCAACCCTAGCAATTGCAGCAGCAAGCATCTTTTGATCCCCAGCACAAACAGAATTAGATTTAAGTTCCAATACTACGGGATACCAGTGAGGGTATAAATTTCTATCTTTATCAAATAGGGAATTAAAAATTTCTTTATATAAGGAATCGAAACTTCCCGCCCAACCGTCTATATTGTAAATCCCCAAGTCCCTAATAGCAGGTGCTGCAATTTGTAGGAACTCCATAACATCTAAAGATTTTAATGTGAGAACAGCCCTTTCAGAAGTCTTATCTAGTTTAGGAACCTTTATCTTTACTACTTCGGGTTTGGGCTTCGATGATTTGGTGGTGGGCTTCCGTTTGGTTTTGGTCTTCGATTTTGTCATTTTGACTCCTCAGGTTTGTTAATAGTGTTGTTGAAGACATTGTTCTACTCACATTCGAATCGGGTGATGTCTCCGTTTGTTGTACGATCCCTATCATACCATTAGCACCTATAACTTCTTTCATTACAGATCTAAATTGTTTTAGTGCAGAAAGGCTAACCTTAGGATCGGGATCTCTTACGTGTTGGATGATGGTATTCATCTCCTCCATCATATCAAAGGTAGACGCTTTTATGGCAGCAGCAGCACCGTCTAATCCATAAAAAGAAGTTATTACTTCTTCAGCCGTTACTTTCTGTATCGTTCCCTGTGTCTTCTTCGTTATCTTCTTGTTCATAAATATCCAATATACTATTAGGTCTAGCGGTCACATCTCCGAAAATACGAATTGACCTCTTCCTATGTTTCTTCTGTAATTCTCCCGCAAGTTCTGCTATGCCCGCTCTTGCCATTCGTTCTGCAGCAACCCTTGCTGCAGTTTTAGTTTCTGCTGTCATGTTGAGACCGCCCATAGCCTTACAGGCCATTAACTCACAAAGTAAAGGTTCTAGGTTTTTAGATACATATTCAGGATCTAACTTCGAAGCTCTTTTTTTACCCGTTGCTATAGACTGACACCCCGATACATAGAAATCTGATTCCCCCACTCTAGTAATGGCTTTGAGTGCAAGTTGGAATGAGTGCATTTCGATAAAGGTAGTTTTACCAATTTCTATTAACGGGACTCCTAATGCTCTACAGAATGACCGGAAAGATTTCTTTGTTATTTCTGTTCCGAACTCTTTGATGTACCAATCTTCCGAGAGAAGTTTAATTCCCGATCCAAACCCTATGTAAAATTGTTCAGTTCCCATATATCTTGTTCCATTGTTCTTCGTATGTCATAGACTCATCCCTTTCTCGCCGAATTTTTTCCTGCTCCTGTGGACTACGATATCCCCAACCCGGTGATGGGACCTTTGAACCGGGAAATAGTGGTTTATCTCCGGTAGAAAATTGATTTAACCAACCCTTAAAGTCCTCTTCGGTTTCAACTCGGTTTAGAGATTTAAAATTTATTTCGTGTTCCATTTGTACCCTTTTTTCATGGCTTCTCTATCAGCTTGGAGTTTGTCATAAAATTCTGGTCCCATACCAGCAGGGTCTGTTCTCTTGTCGTATGGTTTCATTCCTGCACGACCCATCCCAAGAGGTTTAAGGGCGAGGTTTGCTATGTCACCAAGACCGCTGTAAATTTCGCCGGGTAGATTTCGGAGTGTGCCCAGATCACCGAGTCCTATTAGGTTGTCAAGATTGTAGTTTTCTGTACCACCGATTAAAGCGTTCCCCACGTGGGCTGCTTCTTCTCCTAAGAACGAGCCTAGATTTTCGTTTCCCCAAGCTTCAGAGCTTGCAATGTCGCTCCACTTAGCACCCGTATCCTCCATCCTTTGTTGTAGACCACCCAAGGTTACCAGGAATCCCCCTATACCCGCTGCGGGATTTGCGTTTACACCTGCTCGGATTTTTGATAGTGCCTCCGCGTTAGTTTTTACCCCAAAGAAATCTTTAACCATAGCAATATCTGCGTCTGACATACCCCCGCCCATCGTGCCCATTCGGATCGTGCCCATTCGGAGATCTTTCCCCGTTCTGTTTTTATAGTTAGCTTCGGCTGTACGCATTTGTTTCTTAAGTTTTTTATGTTCAGCTTCCCAAGCTTCGACAGCAGCAGCATTAGAATTTACCTTCCCTTCGTATCCTATATTCTCAAGCATAATTCTCTGTTCGGGTAGTTTGCTGTCTGAGAATGAAGCATTCATGTCTGCCCATATACGATTTAGGTCTTTGTGGGCTCGAGCCGTATACTCAGGATAATCTCCATATTTCCCTTTAATCATATTCCTCTTATCAGTGATATGTAAATCTTCAAACCTCGCCCATTCAGGAGGGTCTCCCGGTTTAATCGACTCTAGTAGGTATTCAGTTTGACCACCAGCACCCACTCTCCATTTAGGGGCTTCTTTATTAATCCCGACAGTTTTCTCAGAAGCCAATCCCTCTCTTCCTAGTGTGCGTTTCTTTACTACCTCTTCTGACTCTAGAAGATAATCCTGAGCATCTAACCAATCCGACATTTCTACGCCTAATTTTGCCCTCTCACCCGCTGCATTTTTAGATTTAGCTACCTCGGCTCTACGGCCTTCGATTTGAGCAACTAAATCCTGCATAATTTTGAAATACTCTTTAGGGTCTTTGGGGTTGTTTACAGCAGCAGATCCCCACTTTTTCCTGACAATGAAATCTGCAAATTCGTGAGGGGTCATTCTATTGTGTTCCATAACAATGGTTTTATGCATTGAGTTAGGATCCAACTCAAATGCTTTAAGGTATTTATTGGTTATTTGTTCTCTTAGTTTTTCTATTGTACCGGGTGCTTCCTTTTGATTTGTAGCCCTTCTATAGGCTATAATTCTCTCACGAACCTCTCTGTTAATTGTCCTTTGTACCTCCAGAGGCAGATCGTCTATGGGCCGTTGGACAGGAGTAGGCTTTAAATCTACATCGGGCAGTCCTTTTTCATTGGCTGCTACTTGAGCTTCTTGTGCCGTGATTCTTGCTTCATAATCCGCTTGTCGACTTACTGTGTCACTTGCTGTATTCACCGGTTGTTGTTGTGGCCAAGGTCTCCAATCCCTCGCCCGACCAGTTCCCGCACCACCTAACCAATTTCTCCCTGCTTTCTTCTTTGCTGCTTTTTCCGCATCGTATGCTGCTCGTCTTTTTTCGACTGCTTTTTTAGCTGCTTCCTTTTCCTGTGGTGACATATTTGATTTGTCTATTAAATTTTTGACCACACGGTAACCCATATACCCACCACCCAAAGCTGATCCGATTCCTGTTACCCAACCCGCAGGACTAGACTCTGGTGCTTCGGGTCTCCATGTAGGTTGGGTTGGTGCCGGAGTGTTGCTCTCGTAAGTTTGTGCTGTCATGTTACGTACCCTGTTGTGGGATTCCGAAACTTGTTTTCTGGCAATGGCAGATTTCACTCCATCAGAAGCATTCGAAAATGTTTGCTTTGTAAAGTCAAAAACGTTCGGCATAGAATTCATATTTGTGGTATCATTTTGAGGGCTGGGGGTTATCATTACAGTAAATCCTTTATTGAATCTTCAAATCGAAACCGAAACTGAATAGTTGGGGGTTTTTGATTAGTCACTTATGTAAAGGATACACCAATGACAGTTGGAACTCAAGACCAACCACTAACTTCCGTAGAACCCATGAAGATAGCAGACGCACTTTTAAGAAGTGTATTTCGTACACCTAACGGTAAGACGGGTTTATGGGCTTTCCGCGGAGACTTTTACCAATGGTACGGGGATCGTTGGGAAAGACGAGATCAGGAGTGGGTAGAAGATCTTTGTTGGAAAGAACTTGAAGATGCTCATTACCAAGACATGGGCACAGACGGCATCCCTCGTATTCGTAGGGTCGCACCTAACAAACAAAAGATAGATAATATCGTGAGAGGTTTAGCAGCGAGGGTAAGAATCCCCCACTCTAATATACCGTTGTGGTTGGATAATCCGGGAAAGGATGCGGGAAGTGTAATTGCGTTTCAAGATAAACTTGTGGATGCGAAGACGGGTGAAGTTATGGAGAGAACGGAAGATTGGTTTGATCCGGTAATATTGCCTGTAAGCTATAATCCGGGTGCTGAGTGCCCGAGATGGATGAAGTGCTTAGAAGAGTGGGGGGACAACGATCCGGAGTGGAGTATGTTGTTGATGAGATGGATGGGTTATTGTTTGATGAACCATAGGAGACATGCTAGATGGTTACTTATGTATGGGAAGGTTAGGAGTGGTAAGGGCACTATTGGGAAGGTGTTGCAGAGATTGTTGGGGGGTGATGGGTTTATGAATACTAGTCTCGATGATTTAAGTGATAGTTTTGGGTTGGATGGGTTGGAGCATTCTAGGGTGCTTTGTGTTAGTGAGGTTAGTGAGTTGAATGGGAGGGAGGGTGAGAAGGCTACACGGGTGTTAAAGAACATTATTGGTCAGGACCCCGTTACTGTTAATGTGAAATATAAGAGACAGATGAGAAATGTCGTGTTGAATGCTGCACCGATTGTTCAGGCTAATGAGATTCCGCAGTTGCCTAATAAGGGTAGGGGACTGTCATCTAAGATGTTAGTGTTACCATTTAATGTTAGTTTTGAGGGGAAGGAAGATCCATATTTGATTGATACGTTGATTGGAGAGTTGGAGGGGATCGCAGCGTGGGCGGTAGAAGGGGCTATTGATTTAGAAGGTGGAGTAGGGGGAAGGTTCCCTATGTTGTCACAATCTGAAGATGCGGTGCAGATGTATCATCTTCAGAATAATCCGTTCGATCATTTTTTAGAGGAGAGGTTTATAAGAAGTGAGGGGGGGTTTGTTGCTACGGATTTGTTGTGGATGCAATGGAAAGACTGGTTAAAATCGAATTCGATTAAGAATGTTCATGTCGCAAGGAATCAATTGTCGATAAAGATAGAGATGCAAAGTAGTTGGACCGTAAATAGACACAGACCGCATGGGGGTAAGAGGGGCTTAAAAGGTTTAAGCCTACGTAAAAAGTTTGAAGACTTGTGTTAAACACAGAAGGAGTTGATAATGGAAGTACCAATGGATGTCTTATTTAGTTGTAGGACTAGAATATCGAATATATTGCTTATGGATAAAGATCTACATTCTCCTAGAGACGCGGACCCCGCTGAGTTGTGGGCTCACTTACGAATTAAATACCGAGATGGTGATGAGTTGGTAGATGAGGATGGTTTGATATGGGATGTTTGGAAAAAAGATTTTGGGTTTGTTTTGTATTGCTTAGAGACTAAAGAAGTACTTGAGATACCAAAACCTAAGAGCTTGGGTGGGTGAACCGGGTGAACCGGGTAGTGATCCAGTTTGTGAATTAGGTGAAACCGCCTTTTTAGGCTAGAATTGGGGTTTGATCCGGGTGTACCGCATGATCCGGGTATTTTCCAAAACTCTTTATATATAGATCCTTACACTTTAAGTTTTAAGAAATACCTGGATCACCCGGTTCATGCGGTTCAAGAGGGGTTTAAAGAGGTAAAAAGGGCCCTTTTAAAAAAATCCATCCGGTACATACCCGGTACAAGACTGGATCGGAATAGTTATTGGACGTACTTGTTAGGGTTTTGTAAAGTATATAACCGAAAAATTCCTAGACAGGATCGGTGTTTCTTCACCATATTGGGAATCGGCACAGGGGGCGATGGGGGTACCCCGATTTTAAACTTGGAGGGCTGTACACACACCGACTCGGCACGGGTGTACGTGCGGGGACAACACGGGCAGAACGGGCTACAAAACTGGACAACTAAAGAACAATGGAAACTATACGAAAGACACGAACAACACAGAGGCTCAACTGCGGAAGCCATACAGGCGGTCAACTTTTAAGCCGAACCGTTCGGACTTCGCGGCCATTGTCCTTACTGGTTCGGTTAAAAGGCGGTTCCCGCGAACCACCATACTACGCTCGCGGACTCGCGTGTTTTGTGAAGGTGGTTCAATCTTGACCGCGGCTTCCGCAAACATCGTTGTTGGGTGTATTCTTTTTCGTTTTTTGAATTCGTTATCAAATTACAATACTCAATATTAACATTTACATAGGAGTAAAACAAAATGAGTAAAGATACAACCCCAGTTGCAGGGAATGCAACAGTCGAAGTAAGTGCCGAAGCTCGAAAAGAAGCCCAAGCAAACAGTGGTTCTTCAGCATTAATTACGAAACTCACAGGTAAAGGTGTTCAGATTGGTGAACATAGCCTTCTTGATTTTCGTGATATGCAGTGCCAATGGGATGCTACAAAGCCCGTTGGTGAACAAGGTAGTTTATCACTATGGAGCACAGGCACACAAGTAGGTGCTTACAAAGATAAAAATGGCGTAGATAAAAAAGCATTTGGTTATCGTCCAGTAACTGATGGTGGCATGATGCAAGTTATGTACTTCGTAAACGGTGACCAACTTTGTCGTGAAGTAGCCAAAATGCAAGGTCTTGAAGAAATTCCTCCTAGAAAGGCAACTAGCAGTGCAGGAACAACAACCGGTGGCATTCCAAAATCGTAAGGTGTTAAATCCACGCAAGCAAAGGCTTACAACTAGTGGATACCTAACGTAATAATCTACATTCACTGTCGTATAGTCGGCAGTGGATGTGGATATTTTTTTGACTGTTGATACGCAATGGCTGATCACTAGAAATTGTATATTTACACATTAAACAGTACAATTTCTTATGAATTCATTAAGAATCAATCAGTTAACATCAACCCCAAACCAAGTCCAAAGGAGGACAACAATGAAACTCATAAAGAAGATCTACTATTGGATACAAATGAGGTTCGCTCGAAGAGCATGGATTTCAACGAGTAGAACCCAAGCAATGCATGACTATCACAAATACTATTCATTATTGAAAGGCATAAACAATGAAAACAATCATTAAAGCAATCAAATCGTTGTGGGCTACACTCAAAGATCCAGATTTAGGATCATCACGACCACACTACAAGAAAGGAAAAAAGCAATGAACTGCATAGAAGAACTAGAAAAGGGTGAAATAGAAGGAAGTATAAGTATACTTTCCTCAGGTAAAGTACTCCTACAAACACGTATAGAATCGTATGTATTAGTGATGGAAGTAACCCCCACTAATAAAGATATAACATTGGAGGTTATAACTTTAGCCTCTAACAAACACGATGATTTTGAATCACCCAACGATATAAACCCTCTAACCATTTCAACCCTAAAAGAAGCATTAGAGGAAGTACCTAAATGGGTTAACAACATGAATCTTCATTTGAACAACAAGAGTACAAATGCTATTTCAACAGCAATAGAAAAATCATGGAAAGACCCAAGCGTTCAGGTAATTGGATGTTTAATACAACTACTACGAAAGAAATCAAAGAAGGTGTAGATTACACCGTAAAGGAGGCAACATGTTAGAATTAATAAACGGTTTACAATGTCCTCACTGTTTATCACCAGAAAACCACCCTACAGAACCAGATCAAATCCTCATTAGAGGATTTAAAGTATGTGATGACGAGAACAATTGGTGGTCACACTGCATGGTATGTTCAGGAAACTATAACAAAAATTTAGAATGGCTTAATCTACCTCTCAATCGAGATAAAGGATGGTTTAAATGAGTAGATTTGAAATAAATCTAGGAAACGGAGGAACATTCGCATACGGATACGACTTTCCGATGCAAACATACTTTTGGCAAACCTTTGATGAAGAAGGAATGCCAACAGAAGATAAAGGAGGACTCAAACCTAAAACAGGTGGAGACCTCATCGAAGCTATAAATGATATGAATCTTCAGGATTTAATTCCAGAAGAACATATCCATCAAGCAGCAATGGATGTGCCAATAGAATAAACCGTGACCCACTAGCCCCGTTCGGTCTCTGTGCCCGAACGGGGCGTGGCTCACTATGTAAACACTAATAAGGAGACTCAAGGATGAGAAAAACAGGAAAATGGAGTGCAGTACAACAAGTAGATAGCATGCAATTCGCAAATTGTCCTATGCAATGGGACAACGAATTTCACTATGAAATAGACCAAAACCCAGCAGCGTGGAGATCAAAACAACACTGGGAAAGGAAACAATTCGGTGAAAAAATCCCTTCAATACTAAGAGATTTCGACACCGATACTACAGATGACTTCTATGTAGCAAAAGAAGTCATCTCAGGTAAATGTATTAGAAATACAACACCCAACTTTACAGGGTGGAGCATAGTACTCCGCACAGTAATACGTTGGGAAGAACAAGCAATAAGAAAAAAACAAATCACTGTCTATTCAAATAAACCACTACCGAACCACAAACCCTCAGATATAGAAAGATGGGAGCAAAAACATGGAAAACCCCTTAGAAGCAATCGAAACAATCGAAACAATGTTAGAAGAAGGAAAAACCGCAACCGAAGTGTGGGAAGCACTAAATGATTCCACACTAACAGATGAACGTCTAGACACAATAATATCGATTCTCGAAGAAGTAGATTTCGAATACTTCGAAGAGATAACAAATAAAATAGCAATCGAAATTGCTAGATCATCCCCCACTCTATTAGATGACCTCGAACGAGCGAAACCATGGAGTGATAACACACGATGCACCCTAGCAGACTGGCAAAAACCAAAGGAGAACAAATGAACTACGACCAACACGATGAAACATTCGAATACGAAATGGCTAAACTAAAAGAAAGTTTAGCCGACCCAGACCTAGTTTGTATTCCAACTCGTCACATCGAAGATATGTGGAATCAAGCATCCACTCTTCTAAGAGAACTAGACCAACTTGAATCGATGGGAACAGATATCCCATCACTAACAATCACCGCTCTTAGATTAAGAGCATTAATCTTTATAATTCCAGAAATGTTAAACCTCGAAACTAAAAAGGAACAATACAATGAACACTGAAAACTTCTTAAATAATACGATAAACACAAGAATATCTGCATTAGGACACGTAGCATTAATGCGCATATTAGACAACGAAAAACCCATAGAAGAAATAAAAAGAGATATAATTAAAGATTTCTTTGAAACTGTAGATGTTTTATCTTCTAGTTCTTCTTCAAATATCCCATTTGAAATTAAAGAGGGACTGTTAAGAGAAATGATAAAAACAGTTATGCAAAATCTCATGGAATGTATCCATGAACAAACAAAATATGAAAACTCACTCGAAGAACACTTCGAAAAATTAACTCTAAAGGAAAACCTATGAAAAAGCACGGAGCAACAGAATTAGTAACGTGGGATCAACTTAAACAAGTTCCCATACCAGAAGCAACACGAACCCATCAACCTGTAGAACACCACCAACTGTTCCATAGATTGGCGGAAACCCTTGAGGTACTCAACTTCTCAACAGAAAATGCAGAACACCTCATTTCACACGATGGTCAACGATACGTAGGGAAACTCAACATACAAAACGAGAAATTCTCTACCGATGACTACAAATACAAGATTGCAGTCTTTAACAGTCACGACAAAACACTACCAGTAGCCCTCATAGAAGGCACAGACACATTCGTTTGTTCAAATGGTCTCTACACCGGAGAGTTCATTGTAAGCAACAAACACACCCGTAACGTGTGGGATACAATCTATTCCGAACTACGTAATTTCGCATTCGGACTAGAAGAACGCAAAAATGAAATGTTCCACTCAATTGAAAAATTAAGAGACTACGACTTCTCATCAAATACAGAAGTCCACGACTTCCTAATCAGAGCAATGAAAAATAACATCATTAATCCAACAGATATCAAACCAATACTCAAACATTGGGAAGAACCAGAACACCAAGAGTTCAAAGATCGAAATGGTTATTCCCTCCTAAATGCTCACACATCACATTGGAGAAACTCCAATCAATTCACTCTACCCCGTAAAACTATAAAAATAAAGGAATTCATTAATGAGTTCAAACAACCAACCCTTGAACCAATTGAACAAGGATATAGAGAACCTAGAATCACGCCATTCGATTTTGGTGGAGGAACTTTCTAGAGTTAACAACGAAATCTTCCTTTTACAAGAAGAAAAAATCAAGTTATTAAAAAAAGACCCCCTTGGTTCGGTAGAGGGTGCGGCACTAATGTTAGGAGTACACCCTAAATTGAATTAGTGTCATTTGGGTGGGATTCCTCAACAGGAGTCTCACCTTTTTTTAATGGGAACATTTCATTCAATTTCTTACGTCTTTCCTCACATTTAGGACACGTAGGAATCTTTACAGCCTTAGTGAGTCTTTGGATAATATCTCCAAGACCTTCAATTTTAGGTTTGTCACTATTCACAAAGGAGAACTCCAATCTATAATAAAACTATGTTTGAAAATGAATCATACGATATAGATATTAGTCGAATAAGAAATTCAGACCGTGTCTGTTGGGAGTATACCACAGAACCCCCACTCAATGAAGAGGATGGATGGTTTGAGGCCACAGAAGATATGTTCTGTAAACTATCCCCTGTAACAGAAGCTCTAGCAACCTGCTCAGACTTTGTACATTTATCAACACTTAAGCCTTCAAATATACTTGAATGGCATTACAGACTAAACGCACTCTTCGATGCAGGAGTAGGATTCTTATTCACCGATACACCAGAAGGTGAAGTACCCATCCGTATCACTCTAAACGATCTCAAAGATCATATAGGACTAAAAATAAGAACCTTAAACTACTCATTAGAAAAATTCGACAAAGGAGTACGAGATCTTCGTATGCAAAATCACCTTCGAGAATTGCTATAAACCAACACAGGAGGATACATGGCAACAATAGAGTTAACACACAAAGAGCTATCTAAATTAATATTTAGTGTAGCTACAACCAGATGTACAATCTGGAGTCAAACAAAACCACCACCAACCGATGAAACCCTCAAGTTCTTAAAAGAACTTGAAACCAAATTATCTAATGTAATAGATAATAACTACAACGACAGAGAGGAACCCAAAAATGATAAATCTTGAAACCAAAATGGTGTATTTAGATAAAGAAAATGCAAGTATAAGCACTTTTGTGGATAAAGATGAAAGAATTTTATTAAGATCCATGATAGGATCGGCAAGTGCAAACTTCACATATTTAATAACTCTAGAAGAGTTAAATAATATTATTAAATTACTTCTTCATACTAAAGAGGAATACTTAAAAATAAGAGAGGAAAAAATTGATGAGCACACCAATAACTTGCAAACTAAATAATGGAAAACCTATAGTCTTTTCCGGAAACCTAGGGAAATTAGAGGTAGAAGGAAGCCTAGACCTAGTATTCAACCACCGAACAGGAGATGTAACAGATGTAGTAGGATTCGAAATCTTTATGTATTGTAAAGATAAAGATTCAATGTCTTTTACATCAGGATCACAATCAACAGGTTCTTCTCCAGTATGGTATGCTCTTGAAAAGATATTAGGAGACACACTAGTCAACATAGCAAAGGAGCATTGTGACCATGAGCCGCCAACAGACGGAACTTTGGAAGAACAACAAGATTACGAAGAACTCCTCGACGATTTCTACCCACCAATGCCAAGGGGATAATCCCCACTGTATAAAGTGTGAATTACACGAACAAGCAAACACCGTTTGTTTACCAACAATTCACTATATTAATTCAGTAGATTTACTCGAAAGGTTTTGTCCTGTCCTCCTCATCCTAGGCCAGAATCCTGGCTTTCATGAAGACCGACAAGGCAAACCTTTTGTGGGTAGAAGCGGAAACATCCTAAAAGAATCTTACATTGGAGGGACAAACCTCCAAGAAAGAACTCACATCTATCTAGGAAATGGAGTCCGTTGTCACACTACAAACAACGAAACACCTAAACCCCGACACTATATAGAATGTAACCAATACTTAATAAACGATTTACAAAGATATAGACCAAACATAATACTCACATTAGGTGCACCGATGACAACCTCTTTCTACAAAAATATACTCGGAATCCCAAAAATAACTCTAACCAAATCATTCGCATTAAACGGAAACCATTACGATCAAGAAGACCACAAGATAGATGGAGTGGGGGGATTCAATGTATTCTCAACATACCATCCTGCTGCAGTACTTCGAAACAATAATCGCATAAATAGTGTACACTCTCACATGCAACTTATAAGCGACTGTGTAGACGGAACAATGGCATCACCCTCGAAACCTGAAATTATACCCACAAGAAGTCCAAATGAATCTCCGTGACCATCCCGAAGTACAAATATTATTAGCTGAAATTGATAATCTTTTACTGCAAAAAGAAGAAATGCTTGAATTAATCGAAAAAGTAACCGATCAAATAATAAGAGCAAAACTTGATTACAATCGGATGTCTACTTACATACAACACTTTAAAGATGTTCCAATAATAGTTAAACCCCCCACTCTAAGGATGGAGGATATAGCAGACACAGTAGCAAGCATCGAAGCGTTCATGGAATACGAAGATGATCTTGAAAAATTTGAGGAATAACACATGGATACAAAAATTATAAGTCTCGATATCGAAACTTACGGTGCAGTAGAAGAAGGACACCGAGGCAACCTTCTTCCTAAACAAACCGTATTTCATCCTGCAAGATCTATACATACGGATGGTGTAGATCTAAACGATTTAATAATAACAGCCTCGATAACACTAGTTAAGGAAGATCAGTGCCAGAATCACCAAAATTCGCTTTGGAGAGAGCAATACAAAACTCCCACAACATCAAAGACAATGACACAAGAAACGCATGTCTTGTCCTCATTGCAACAGCCGGAGCAATCATTTGTCAACTTAAAAAACTTGAAACCCCAAAAAACAATGGTATTCAATCTGTCAAACTTTAAAGATAGAAACCGATTAAGAAAATGGTTACAACATAGCACAACAATAATCGGAATGAATTTACCATTTGATATTCAATACCTCAGAAAAGATCCATATTTTAAATTTGCACTAGAAAACCAAACACTGATAGATTTATCTATAATCAATTACCTACATGATGAAACTCGACAAGAAAGAAGCCTCAAAAATTTAGGACCTATTCTCCGAACCCATTCATACGACAAAACATTAAAACAAGAACGATTTAAATCCTCAACAGACCCAAAATTATATAACTACAACGCACAAGATACACACAACACAGTCCTCGCTGTAAGGGAGCTTGCTCGACGTATAGAGCAAGACTTCCCCAGCGGGGATAAACTTTCGACATTTTGTCTAAACTTCTATTCCGACCTCTTATGGATAATCATCCGCATGAGTGAAGCAGGAATATGTATGAACAAAAAGCAACTAGAAGAATTCGAACAAGAAATACTAGAAACTTGCACTTTAGCAAACGAAACCGCAACCGAAGCAGGATACCCACTCGAAGGAGAAGGATCCGGAACAGCAAAACAAGAACTCATGGATGATGCAATTAAACTGATAGGTAATGGAATAAGAAATGAAATGGAACTTACACCAGCCAAAGGACTCGTAAGTTTTACAGAAGCAAACAGAAATAAACTACAAAATGCATTACAAGACATAAAAAGCGTAGAAAGAATAGGAAACTATGAACATCGTCCTTATTCAATTGTAGAAGAAAACAATGCACGAAAACTAATAAAAGTATTTGATGCAGCAAAGAAGCATGCAAGCAGCCAAAAACTAATAAGCAGTTACACATACCCATTACTACGGCATAGACGAAATAAATCTACAGATAAAAGTTCATCTCTTGTACCGTGCAAAGGTAAACATATAGCATACCCGACATGGTACGCTACACCTACCTTTGCTAAGAACAATGAGGGAGGAAGTGGAGGCACCTTACAAGGACGAATAACCTGTAAGAAACCCTCTGCACAAACCTTCCCTCCTCCCATTAAAGACTGTATGTGTAGTAGATTCCCGAACGGGAAGATTATCTCAATAGATCTATCACAAATAGAACTACGTGTAGCAGGTCTTCTATCAGGAGATCAAGCATTCATTGATGCTTACCAACACGGTGAAGACCTGCACGCAGCAAGGGCTATGCAAATCTTTAAAAATACTAATTCTAATATGGAATGGAACGATAAAAGACAAGCAGCAAAGATGGTAAACTTTGCAGACCTCTTTCGAGCAGGTGCAGATACTATGCAGAAGCAACTGCTTGGTATGACAGGAATAACTTTCGATATAGAATTTATTCGAGATATAGTCACAAAACGACGATTTCATCGACCAAAACTATGGCAATTCCAAAATGAACTCATCGGAAAAGCCGAACAGTTGGGTCGAATTGAACTCCCATTCACCGGACAATCTAGATACTTCCTTGGAGGAGACAAATTTATGGTAAATGAAATCGTGAATTTTCCCATTCAAACTACTGCAAGTAATACTCTTATTCAAATACAAACTGATATACATAAGAATATGTGTAGTCAAAATGCACCAAACCCCCACTCATATATGTTCCTCAATATATATGATGCAATATATTTTGATGTAAAGAACAAAGAATCCGAGCAAGAAATCAAACAAATCGTAGAGGATGCTGTAAACTATGTACAAAACGAAGGGTACTGGAGTATTCTATCCGAATATTATGGAAATGAAATTCCTCTGGAATATGACTGGTCATGAATAAAAAGAAAGTAACTGAACTACTCCTTGAAGGATATAGTGTTAAACAAGTAGCAGATGAAATAGGTATGGAGGCTAAAAATCTCTACCATTTCGCAAAGAAAAATAATCTTCCTTACAATGCACCTATAAAGAGTGGGGGTCCTAAAGAAAAAAGGATTTTAAGACTGGTAAATTCAGGATTCTCTCCTAAAGATATAGGTGCTATTTTTAAACTTTCACCAAAAATTGTAGAAAATATAGTCGAGAAATCAAATAAAAAATGAAAAAGGAGTGGACTATTATCCAAGACACACGGGAGCGTAAACCCCTTAGATTCCCTACCAATCTAAAGGTCTTGGATGATAAGAAACCCCCTCACAAGCAACGAATGGTCACCGTAAGACTTCATACGGTGGAAGAAAAGCTTGAAGCAGGTGACTATTTGTTGCGGGGATACGAAGGCAACACTATAATTGAACGCAAGGGTAGTCTGCGTGAGATTGCCAAGAACTGTCTCAATGAAAAGGATCGTGTAAGATTCATCAAAGCACTAGTCAAACTGAAGGATGCTTGCAAGCACCCAATATTGATGCTCGAAGGAACTCCACTAGAAATGGAAAAACCATGCAAGAATGTTCCGAATCCTGCCTGTGCGATAGACGGTCTTATGAGACTACTAAGAGAGTACAAAATAGAACTAATCCTACTACCCGGAAAAACTTATTCACATCGAAGGGCTTGTGCTAACTGGGTAGCACGACTCCTCATTAACGGAGCAATCCAATGACCACTTTTAATAACGCATTTATTTTTGATCAACCCGCATTTGGAGCATCAGCTTCATCGTGGGGCTCAAATATTTTTGTGGTACATGAAGCTTTAGATACAAATGATACTAAATCTAATGAACCCCATGTATTAGCATCTAGTTATGATAATTCAGTTTCTACCACTAACACTAATTCTATTGAAGTAATTGTACCTTCTTCAGGATTAAGTTTAGAACTTTATGTGATAACAGATACTGCAGTAGATAAAACAATAGAACTTAACGTATTTGGTAAGGTTCCAACTAAAGATGGAATCACGGGATTAGACCGTAGATGGCCCGGAGATATAGATTCTACTAACTTTGATAATCCAACTGATATGTGGATTCCACTTCAGAACCTCGAAGCAGTATATGCTGCAAGAGAAGATCCTACTTCTACTCAAACAAAAACAGAACAATGTGCTTCATGTCAAATAGTTTTTGACGCGGACACACAAGGACCAGCTTTAAAGTATGACTCAACAAATGAATGGTATATGAGCCAAAGAGCATCAATGTATTTATCTGGGTGTACCTCAATAATAGTGGGGGTTAAAGCTGGAAATTTAATTAGTAATGGGCTCTTGCTCGGAAGGTTTGTAGGTTAATGCCATATAAAAAAAAGAAAAATAAAAAGATTGCTCAACCCAAAAAAAGACGAACGGCTGGTGCAATGGGAAGAAAAAGCCGAAGTCGTAATAAAAAACCGGTTGCGTAATGAGTGATAATAATGGGTGGGACGAATATAAACGTCTGGTACTCAATGAATTAGAACAAAATAACAAGCGTCTTCTCCGTATAGAGAAGCGTCTTAATAAAATTGATCAACATATAGTTGAACATAAAACCAAAATTTATATGGCTTCCGGAGTCGTCTCAATCATTTTCTCTGCTATAGTGGCAACACTATTCAGAGTATTCACATGAAGAAATTTTTAACAATCCTTTCTCTCTCTCTTCTCTCTGGATGTGGTGCAGTAGACCTAATCTTTGGTACTAAACCCAAGACGGGTGGAATATCGTCTACGATTAAAGATACTGCATCCGCAGCAATCCCAGAGAACCTCTCTATCCTTAGCGGGATAGGGGGGATTTCAATTTTAGGGGGAATAGTATTACTTGTAGTAAGCACAGGACGTAAAGGATGGTGGCCTATTCTTGGTGGGATAGGTCTCATCTTTATGAACACTTTACTACAAGAATACTTTCATTTTATAGCACTCCCGATCATCGTAGCATCTGGAGTAATCTCAGCGTTGTGGGCAATCAAGGCACTTGGTCAAGCCCGTATAATCAAACTCAAGAAGGAATTAGATAATGAGTAAAAGTAAAAGTAATTGTTGTTGGAGTGGTAGTGATGTTGTCGATTCTACTTTAAGTAAAGTAGGCATCACCCGAAGTTTATTAGTTACCCTAGCACTACTCCCATTTGCGTGGGAAGGTGTAAACTGGATCGCAGGTGCAGTCCGCACTTTATGGTCTTGGGTATCAAGTGTATAAGGAACAGATATGTTTTTAGCATCAACAGATTTTTGGGTCACAATCGTAGCATGTGGAGTAAGTTTTGTATGTGGAATGTGGCTTAAGGATCGCATAATGAATTGGATTACTCGAGGGTAGTTCACTAACACAGGAGAAAAGTTATGCCCCCAGAAATAGAAAGCGTACCGATCCCTACGGGACGCGGGCAAGATGCCCAAAGATGGATGGAGTATCACGGGTACGTAGATACGACTCCTTCCATTCGATCTTCAGACTATGAGGGGGTATTACATTGCCCCTTTCAATACTATTTATCCCGAAGGCTAGGACTCTCGCCAGCCCTTCGTTGGTCAAAGGCGTTATCTCGTGGTTCATGGTTTCATAAGAAACTGGAACTATATAGAGAAACACCAGAAGTCACAACTCAAATTATGGACAAAGAGTTATCTGACCGATTAGAAGAACTTAAAGAAATCTGCAAATCAATTGGGATTAAAGGTGAATCTAAGGATAAGGTATTGGACAGGGAACGTAAAGATTTTATGTGTGCATCTGCTTGGTACGATGTCGCAATGGATCTTCAAATACCCCAGAAGATACCTACCGTAAATCAATTTCTAACTCAAGATCACTTCCAACATTTAGGAAGTGAGGTAGGTATCCGATTACACATGCCTTTAGTTAGCAAGACCGGCAAAGTAAGTCTTACAGGTATGTTCGACACTCTGCTATACCATAAAGAACAAAATAAGATCTTTATAGTAGATGCAAAAACAACCGCAGGAAGCCCAGAGGAAAGACTAATAACATGCCCACTAGAATTTCAAACACAGCACTATATGATGGTTCTAAAACTCGCTTTAGAAGCAGATTTACTACAACCCATATACGACCTTCCACAAAATGTAGGAGTGGGGGGTATGATTCACATCGCAGTACAAAAACCCACAATAGAGTTCGGAATGAAAGACCGGGACTGCGAAGAGTACGAACACGAATTGACTAGAGGACCCCGCAAAGGTCAAATAGAAATTCGAAAAAACTATTCCGGAGAACCCCGATTCGAGAACTATATTCGTAGGTGTGAGGACTGGTATAGAGGGCAAGGAGAATACGAACACCTCGCAGAGAGATGGAGTATGACACCACCAATCAACTACAGTCTTACCTATGGAACCTTATTACAAGATGAAGATTACCTTGATGAGTACTACAGTAGAGTAAGACTCATTAGTAAATACGTAAACTGTAAAGCAATTCCAAAGAACTTCCCTAGAAGTGCATCACACCTTAGACAATTTGGTAGAATGTCACCGTTCACACCATTCTATTTGACACCACCAAAAGAATGGCCCGATATTATTCAAGCAGAATCTTTTATGCAAGTCGATAGAGATGAAGACGTAGAGTTTATTATTGATGCTCCGTACCCCGCCCGCTGATGCGGGGGCGGGGTCCTTCGCAGTTATCAACTAGGAGTTATTATGGCAAGTAATCCATTATTAAGTTTTAAAAATGAAATATTATCACAAGTTATATATCCCAAACTATATGGTTTATTAACTGCAGATAAGGGGGACATATCTATAAACGATTTATGGAAGAAATTCCGTGATTCGTTTGAATGTACTGTTTCCCTTAGAGAATTTAAGGAGTGGTGTGACGAGTTGGGATTAGAATCCCAACAGGTAGTTAGATGGAATATCCCAGAAAACTTTAACAATACCAGATTCCAAGATATAACCCCCACTCCAAGTATTGTTTCAACGGAGGAAGCATTTAAAAAAAATCAGTTCGTCCCAACAGATGAAGATCTCGATGAGGTATTATTTGACAACGAATAGGAGATACAAATGACTCAGACACAGGACATAGCAGTAGGTAAAACTGGAGCTCAGAAATTTTCTGGGCTTGGTTTTTCAGGACAGAGGATGGTTCATCCACCCGGACAGTTACTAGGACTACTAGTAGGTATGCCGGGAACAGGTAAATCATCTTTTATACAATCAAACCCAGAAGCATTCATCATTAATACTGATGGAACTTCAACAACTAATCCTAATCCACAGGCATGTATATGGCCCGGAGTGACCACACAAGGTGAACCAATGGATGTAGGAGGCAATAAGATGGTTCTTACTTGGGAAGCCATAGAGAAGAAGAAAGAACAACTTATTAAGATGGCAGAATCTAATAGCCCAAGACCACAAACAATTATCCTTGATAGTTTAGGACCCGCTATTCAACTCATGAAAGATCATGTAACAAAGAAGATGGGTAAAGAGGATTGGAAACAACTCGATGGTCGTAGAGCATGGGATGACGTATACGATGGACTCCTACGCTTCTCTCTAGATCTCCGTAGAAACGGATATGGATTCTTTTATATTTGTCATCTAGTAAACGCAAAGATTCCTCTAGGTGATGACCGATATACAATCAGACCCGAACTCACAATAACCGACTCGTTCTATAAAAGACTTTTCCCGATGTTCGAACTCGTTGCAGCATTCGAATCTGATTGGGTAACAGAATCCAAACAAGTACAACTACCAGGAATCGGAGGAAAACCCGGACCAAAGAAAACAGAAACCATAAAAACACAGAAATATTACATGACAATTAACGATGAGTCCCTTGCAGGAATCACTAAATGTCGTGTACAATTACCCGACCGTATTGAACTTCCACAGGAGTCAGCGTGGGCTTCATTCGAAGAACAATACATAACCGCTCAGAAAAAGGATTAGCATTACTATGAGCATTTCAAATGAGACGAAGGCAATCTTCGCAAACTTACAATCGGATTTCGAAACCGCAAACGCAGACCAAGGAATGGGATCACTAGGAGAGTGGCCAGCAAAAGGTGAACACGCTTGTTATGTACTCGGAATGAACGTACAAAATGGAACCTTCCGTCAGACATCAGACAAGCAAGAATTTCCTGCTATCAGTGTACAATTCCACTATCAACTCTGTGAAGATCCAGATCGAACAGAGCCACTAATCTGGAATGGTGCACCTATGACCATCCCAACAGATCCATCAGTTCTCACGCACGAGGGTTCTCAAATTCGTGCTAAGATCGAACTCAGTCGCTTGAAAGGTCACCTCAAAACCATCCTCGGTTATGAGCCAACAGACCTAGGTGCAGCATTCGAAGAGGTAGAATCCAAACTAAATGGTGACTCTACCGTTGCATGTATGGTTCGATGTCAGTATACTGAACGAGGCACATCCACTTACAAATCAGAGTATCTTCAAACACTCTTAGGTGGATAATTAATTAGAACCCCCACTCTTAGGGCTCCCCGATTCTTCCCGATGACGGGAGCCCCATTTAGTAGGTACCTTGGTAGGCGAAACCGGTATGAAATATAAGTCAACGCCTGTACAGGGTATCTACTAATTGTTACCTTTCCTTTTAGCCCAAGTCGGTCAGCATTTGCTCGTTGTAACTAGGTTTATCATGTATATAACACTTAGTAGGGCATCTATCTTAACGGGGTTCTATACTGGTTAACTTCGACACTGTGAATCGACCGCAATCGAAGAGGTAACACAATCTACGGGGTGAGGTAGGACTTAGTACCGTAAGGTAGGGTCGGTGAGAGATTAGATTGCAACGCCCTTGTGCCTACACACCCCACAATCTACGGGGGGTAGTATAACGCTCAGATGTACATGAAGGTAGATAGTAAGTTAGCTGAGACTACCCATTACTACCCCCCGCCCTTTAACCCCCAACACAGGAGAATTGTCATGCCTAATTGGTGTTACAACAGAGTTAGAATTAGTCTTCACGACATGTCCGATGAAGAACGCAAAAAGTTTCGAGAAGAAACAAAGATAAGTATGGAAGATGATGCAGAATTTTCTTTCCAAAACATATTGCCATGTCCTCAAGAGTTACGAGATCATTCATCAGGAAGCTTCTGTACTGAAGAAGAATATGCTGACCAAAAACCATGTGAGTATGATGGTTCTATAAAAATGACTAAGAAAATGTCTGAAGAATTTACAGAAAAGTATGGTGCTAAATGTTGGTACACTTGGTGTAATAATAATTGGGGTACCAAGTGGGATCCGGGTAGTACAGATTTTGAGCAGAATGAAGAAGATGAAATAGAAGTAAGCTTCGATACTGCGTGGGGTCCAGCCGAAGGAATCTATAATCATCTCAAGGAAACATATTCCAACCTATGTATTTCTTGGTTCTATGATGAACCTGGAATGGAATTCGCAGGTTACTTACCAGATTAAAGGAGAACACATGAAAGAATATTACGAACAATTGATAGGAGCTACTATCACAGGATATACACTAGTGGAAGATGAGCATGCTCTTGATCCATTCCCTTCTTTTACAATGACCACTAGAGGTGGTGCTGAAATTAGAGTGGAAGTTAGTCGAGACGAAGAAGGCAACGGTGGTGGCTTCTTATTTATAATGGAGGATAAAGATGAGTAGATATAAAACAATATGTAAGAAATGTGGTGGCGATGAACTCTATGCTACTTGGGAAGTAAATAGTCTCCCTATTAATGGAATAGACAATCTAAAAGTTGAGGATTTTTTAGATGGGAATTTCTATCTAGACTATGTAGAATGTTATAGTTGTGACGCTGAATGCGAAATTATGGAAGAGGTAAAAATAGATGAGACAGAGTAAATTTCACAGGGACATAGATCCCCTTTATGATCTATGGAAGACAAATAAAAAACCAATAGAATGGGATGACCCTAATTGGAAAGAAGTATGTTCTTCCTTCTATCACGCCTGTGGTGGTATCAATGACTTAGGTGACCCAGAACAAGTGGATGCGTTATGTAAAGAATATGCTTCCCACTTTGAGGAGAATGACAATGACGAAGACAATTAAAAGATGGGGGATTAGAGTACGAGGTAAGTGGTGGGTGCAATCTGCAGATGAAGATGCTACTTACTATATGAAACGTGAAGCTCAAAAAGATGCCGACGATTTCAACAACCTCCGATTAGATAAAGAAAAAATCTATACAGTAGAAGAATATAAGTAGTTGTTACTGTATACTTTAGGTATGAACAACCCTGAGCGAGATAGAATGCCTATGAGAATTGCTCTCTTAGGAATCATTCTAGCCTTGTTCTTGGTAAGATTCTTCCAATGAACTACACAGAGTTTCCTGTATTTCCCATGATCACATGCGGGAAGGTTAATTCTTCTACAGATCCAAAAGCTAAATGGAAGCTAATTGTATCTGTACCTCCCCGAACACTAGCCACCCCCACTCTAAAAAGGAGCCATGCACGACTCTATGGAGTGGGGGGTTGGTTAGTAGTAATTTGGAATAAGAAAGCAAGTATCTCTGAGAAGGCCGAGATTGCCCTGTACGAGGCTTCTAAGGGAAGTATGGCTCCGAGCACAGATGAGTTCGGAAACGTCCGTATACGGGCTCTCAATAAGCAGAATTGGATCTCACTAATAAATGTAGAGTTACCGGAAGGAAACACCAGAAATAGAAGGTACTCTGGGGCTATCGTAGAAGGTGAGGATGCTATCCAAATATGGACAAAATTGCAATGACCGTAGGTGCTGGTCTACAAATCACAATATATCTAGACCAGAATAACATCATGCACTCTTCTTCTCACCTGACATCATCGGAATCATGATCGCCATAAGCAATCCCATGAGACCTGCAGACCTTGCTATCCCAGCAAGGTTTTTATACTTCACTCCCATATTCGTCAACATTGAAGACTCCGATCCTAATACTTGAGATAAAAAACGACTAGAATGACTAGGACCATGAAATCTTTTTATCTCTTTCAGTAAGTCTTTCTTAGAAATTTTGTCACCATAAGTACCTAATTGTTCTTTTAAAAGAAAATCTTTTTTACGAAATTCAGAGAGAGCATTTTTACCAAAATGTTCTCTTAGAAAAGGCATGTGAATTTTTGCCCCTCTAGTCTCAGCACCAAGCTTATCTATTATTCCGCTTCTAGATGTCCACAATTTTCTAAATTCACGGGGGGTCATCTTTTTAGATATATCGCTAAAGTCCTTAGCATGACCTAACTCATGACTCATCGCATATATTAACTCTTTAGGATTTTTGTAAAGAAAGTTAAAAGGTTTAGCTTTTGTCTCAAAAAGCTTCTTGTCAATTTCAATCCAAGGATCTAAAGCGGTATTAGAAATAGGGCGAACAGATTGAAAATACGGGCGTTGAAAGGGAGCATATCTGTTGTGTCCTTTAGATTTAAATAAAGGAACCTTTTCTACCGATTCTCCCTCAAACATAAGTTTAAACAACTGATCATATAATTCATTTTGTATTTCAGCCATCATGCATTCTTCTTCTCGCTCATAAACATCGGGAGCATTAGTGCCAAGAGTAGTCCCATAAGTCCTGCTTTTTTAAGTACATGAACCCCATATTTATATGGAGTCTTACCAGCTCCAACGAAAGCTTTAGGAGTTGCTTCCGTCATACCACCGGTATGCTTCCAATCAATTGTATGCGGAACACCAGTATATCTAGGATGAGAAGGTGTACCAGTTGCCGTTGAGTGTCTCCTAACTTCTTGTTTTATAGGGTCCCAAGTGCCTAAGATACTTCCTTGTTTTGTAATTTGTAATGCTTCTGCTCTCAATCGATCTTGTATATAGTGAGCACCCATACCTTTTTTACCAAATTGTTTTAGATATGCAGCAGCTGATTTATCCGCTCTAAATTCATGTTGTAATGGTGCCATTGAATGAAATTTTTGTTTGTTTTTTAACCAATCTAAATAGTGCCCTCCCTCGTGAGCAATGACACCCCGAAGATCTTTATAATTCGTTGGTTGAATCATCATTAAAGGGCGTTTAGTTGAAACCTTTTTTAATCCCTTTTCTCCCCTTGCTTCCCCAATAAGTGCCCTCTGAAATTCTCGCGCCAGTTCTTTTCTCGACATTTTCAAATACTTGCTGGGAGCATCGCTGCTTCTTCTCAATTCTTTTCTAGCCTTTCTAATTTGACCTCGAAGGGGGGATGCAAAGAACCCACCAGGTGTCCCACTTTTCCCCATTAAAACTAATAACCTATCTATTTCTTTATTTGAAGCACCCATATCCTTAAGAATACGAGGAACCATTCGTTCTCGAATAACTCTTTGTTCAGCAGCAAGTCTAGCGGTTGATTTAGCCATCGAATAATTCTACGTGAGCGTCCCAATCTGAAGTAGAGGGTCTTCTAGGTTCCGACAAGGAAGCCTCACCTCTAACCATTGCAGCACCCCATCCCGATGAATCCTTACGATTCATATAGTCAGGATTGAGAGGTCCCATCGTACCCGCATTAGCGTAGTACCACGGCAGTTTTATTTTAAGGGTTCTCCTACATTGTTCAACCCCCACTGTAGGTCTATGAGTATGACCTCTTATAAATAATCTATGAGCGTGACCCCCTGCCATCTGTGCCATCTGGATAGTTTCTAGTTCATCACTATTAACTCCTGCATCAAAGCCGTGATAGAAATATACCTGTCCTAATTTATACATACCCTTCTTAGATTTTGTATAGGGTATCTGCTTCCACTTCCTAAACAGTTCACCAAATTCATAATGCTTATTCCATGACAGCAAGGAACGTAATCCTCTAGGAGAACGCCTCGGATCTTTGGCTAAAATATTATCATCATGATTCCCATGAACCCAAACCAACTCAACTTCCGGGGGTAACACAGCCATAATATCCGAGAGGTACCGATGCCCCCGTTCGTACTCATCTTCGAGAGCATGCTCGAATTCGTGAGGGTGAACCGAGACCGAACCCGCATCGAAGAGATCTCCGAGGAGAACGAAATGAGTGGGGGAAGAGTCCGAGAGGGATGCGAGCATCCGTTCCTTAGCCTCAAGATTTTCAAATGGTGTATGTATACATGATATCGCTGCGAATGTTGCTTTTATTGGTTCCATGCTTGAAACGGATTAAATCCTTGGTCCTCTATTGGTTTTTCCTCTTGTTCTATTCTACGTAGATGTTGTCTAATTTCTTCAACAGACTTCGAATCAATGTTAACAGTTTGAGGTCTTACTGCTCCCGCTGTAGTTCTCTTACCAGAAGTAGTACCAAGCATTACATCTTCAGGAGATTGTAATCCTAATCTACTGTGCTCATCTTGTAGCGTTCCTTGATATAGATGTTTGTATTCTGCTGGTATGGTGTCTGCTATACGTTCGAGTCTTGCTACTTGCAAGTTCTTGAGTCGTGCTTTCCATTGTCTCTTAGAAATCTTCATAGGAAGATTAAATCGTTTTTGGAATTCTGCTTCTATACTTTTAGCCTTAGGTATGTTGTTACTAAGCACCGCGTTTATATAGTCACTCTCCATTTGTATGATCATCTCTCGTTGCTTGACAAGATATCCATCTACCTCTCCTGCCTTAGGATGATCTTCCATATTTATTCCTAACCCTCTGGTGACAATTGTAAAAGGTTTTTCGTAGTTGATTAAACTGCCATCTGGTTTATATATAGGGTGAGCACCATCGGGAGTAGTAGTGTTCCAGTCTACATAGGTCTTCTGTAAATCATTAGTCCAATCAGGTAAGAAGGAATCTCCCATTTTAGGTAACATCCCCATAGCACGAACGATGCCTATACCACCCGGAACTACACCCGGTATAGAAGACTTAGCAAACTCTAAGTCGCCAGAAATTACTTCCATAAAATCATAGGGAATACTAACAATTGGTGGTTTCCAACCACCACCCATAACTTCTATCATCGGTGAAAATCCTAAACCCCTCGACATATCCATACCTGTCATCTCTTTACCTATCTCATAAACGAGAGCACCTGTACCCATTACACGAAGGAAGTCGGCTGCTGCATAACCATACTTGAAATCTCCAAGGAATTTCTTACCACCAACAAAAGGAACTCCTTCTTTGATGCGACGATACGGAGAAATTTGTCTACCTGTTATTCCAAATGATGTAGCAGCACGAGCAAGAAAACTAAGAAATTGTCTAGATAATGCATTAGACATGACACCACCCGCAGGACCATGGCCAATAAATGCAGTGGGCATATTAGTAACAGTACCACCAAACTGTGCCTCCTGAACCATCCTCTTAGTATCGATCATCTTACGGTATAGATTCTTTTGTTCTTCATTCCACACTCCCCGTGTATGCATCTTGGGAGTTACAATTCCTGCCCTTTTATATAACCCATCTACCATGTGTGCAGTTGTAAGACGGTTCATAAGCTCTGCTTTTTCAAACAACTTCATGGGAAGGGTCATTGTTAAGTAATGAAGATTGCCCTCCGTTGCATATCCTTGAACTCCTGCGTATGAAGCACCCTCAATATTTGCAAAGACATCGGGTTGAACCCCAAGTAAGTCATTGTCAAGACCCTCACCAATATGTTTAAAATGTTTTTGGTTTAGTTCTGCACGTTTACCACTTGATATTTTCCATCCCAACTTAGCCCTATCCGCAGCATACCCCGCTATTTCTGAAAAGGCCTTTAGATATGCTGGCATAACATTACCTAAGCCGCCCCACATTGCAGCATGGAGAAGCGGTTGCATCATGTTAAGCATAACACTAGACATATTTAAACCTAGAAATCCTACATACAAACCCTTAGCCATATTGCTTGTTATGTTTTCGTATGTAGACATGGTCTTCATAGAATTTATGAAGTCTTTTCCTGGTTGACCAAAGGTTTCTATTTTCTTACCTAACCAACTGTTAGCAAACGAGGCTAGATTCTCTTGCGTTGCCAATTGAACAGATCTCATAGCACTATGTTTAGCCGTAACACGACTAGAAATATAAGGAAGCAAAACATCCTTCGCTATGTCTGCAGCATAAGTATTCTTCATAGAAGCGTAAGTATGTGCCATGATGTCACCAATAGTTACGCCTCCATCTGGTGCATTTGCTGCTAGAGGAGCACCCGTAAGATCTCCAAGATCATCCCTTGCACCTACTATAAGATCTTCTAAAGTTGTATCCCAAGTCTCGGCTGGCATATCCCCAGCTTTTCCACTTTCCTTAGTGTATCTTTTGTTTCCGCTTCTCCAAGCCGTACTGCGTAAGAAGAGGTCATCTAAATTTGTATAGCCACCTGCGGGAAGTCCTTGCTTTCTAATCGCTTCATCTATTACTATAAGAGGTCCATATACTTCCATGTCAGGCATTTCTAGACCTGTTTCGGTTACAGTCTTATGTGGAATATGTCGAGACCAAATCTCACTTGTATCTTTCATATACCTACGATGACCTGTCACGGCATCCATAGTAAGCATACTGGTCTGTAGAGACTTACTCGTATTTTCTTTTATCTGTCCCCGTGAAGCTCTGATTTTATCTTTCAATACTTTGTCTATATCATCGGCTTGATTTCGTACTGATAAACGTGAAGAGGAACCTCCATGTTGAGCATTCATTTCCCTTAACCATTGATAATCATGGGGGTGAAAGAATCTACTTCCTGTTGTACGAGGAGCCAAACGATTCACCTCCGAAAGTGTTTCTGCATTAGCCACAGAAGAACTGTGTAAAGCTGACTTCTCAATGCCAATAGACTTGAAGGAACCATCGGGTAATTTTTCCATTACATCATGAGTTAATCTATATGTATTACGAGGTATATATGTTTTGTTCTTGAACATATCAACCACAGTTGCTTCCATCAATTCAGTAAGAATTCTTTCTCTTTTTGTAGAACTCATTGCTAACGCACCAAAATGATCAATGTCAAAAATGCTCCTCAAGAAATCTACACCCTTAGAACTAAGTTCGTCCTTAGATAATACTTCTCCAGAAGTTGTCTTAAAAAACTTTGAGTTGTGACCTGCGGGATCCATAGATGCAGAAAGAGTTTTTATCTTGTCAGGATCTAATTCGAAAATTCCATGGTCGTCCCACTTTCGTTGATTTGCAAACAACATGATTGCTCTCTTATCATAAGAAGCACGGTATGCATTTATTATAGGATCCAGATGCAATGTTTCTCTAAGAACATTAGATGTTTCTTCGAGCATCATTTGTTCTGTCGGGTCTCCCTTTTTAACTACCTTCATACTATTTACGTCTTGATGTACACCATGAGGTTGGTCTATAGCTCCTGCCCGTAAAGCCGAGTCATTCTCTCTCTTAAGTCCTATGTACATATCCATATCTATTTCAAATCTTCCCGGTTTACTCCCCCCACTTATATAATCTGCTGAGACTCCATATCTCTTTGCTTCTTTTAAACTCGCAGCAGAAACTGAGAACGTCGGTTGAACACTAGGAGTTTGTATCGAAGTACTCTTCGACATACCAGACAACTCGGCATAAAGCGATCTATTAATAGTACCCCCCCACTCCTTATGGACTCCTTGGTAATCTGGGTTAAAGATTTTACTTGTAAACTTATGTGGCTTTTCTAGTTTTAACTCTTTGGCTACTACCTGCATCCATTCATCTATATTTGTTGGTACTTCCTTTATCCCGTGCTTTCTAAGCATGGAAGGATTAGATTTGTAGTATCGGGCTAAACTTTTTTGGAACTCTATAGCATCAATGGCATAAGTTTTCTTCCTTAGTAGATCGTCTACTTCTGCTAAAGATCCAAATAGTGTACCGTTAAGTGCTTGGTGACTAGTAGATACACCTAACGCATCCAGCCACGCACTGCCACCTTTAATGCCTTTAGCCGTAGATAGTCCCCTACCTAGAAATATCGAACCCGTTTCCTTTAATGCAGTTACACCGGCTGGGGTAAGCATTGCACCCATCCATATCCAGGGATTGGTGGCGATACCTAACATGGTCCTTAGAACCCTATTATCACCACCATATTTATCCTTGAAATTTTCTGCTATGGATGCTTGTTCTTCTGGAGTTAAAAATGCTCTTCTACTGGGTGTAAGTAAATCTCGTATAGAACCTACTGAAACATTGTCACTAAGTATCTGTTGTAATGCAACTCCCGGAGCATCAAAGGAGCGGATGGGTTCAAACGGAGAAGATTGATATTCCATTATTTTATTATACGAAAAACCGGGCAGAGCGGAGGGCGTTTACTTACATGCCGTCTGCCCGGTTTGTATCCTCGACTCAAGAAGGATTAGCGTATTCGTGTTCGAAGTCTTAATTGAACCATACATTCAGATGCAGTACTAGTACCTGTAATCTCTACGCCAATCCAATTACCCGCAGGAATAAGATTCGCTGTAGTGGTTAGTGTGAATTGTACGGGAGTACCCGCTGTGCCGCTCATTGCTAAGGCAGACGTTAAATCTGTGCCATCAGCAACAGTTCCGGTAGCAGCAGTGGTTAATTTCATAGTAGCATCAGCATCGGCTACACCACAAATTAAACGAGCATCGTCTACAATAGTATCTCGTTCTGCATAAAAAATGTATTGATTGTCTACTGTTACACCACCTGTAGACCCTAAGGGTACACAAATAGTATGGGCAATAGTGTCAGGACATTCAGTAATTGGTAGGGCTACTTCACCAGCCATATTAAGCTCCTAGCTCTTGCATCAACTCTTCATGAGCTGATGGGGGTTCTTTGAACTGCCCTTGGGCCATTCCCATAGCGAGTTCTTCCATTAAATCTGTACGAGGCTGACCCCCAAAGACAACAGCGTCTTTAGGAAGGCTTCGCCCCGCCATCACTTCATTGTATAGATGAGGGTCTAATGCTGCAAGTCGCATAGCTGCTTGGGCAGCTCTTCTTTGTACATCTTCATATTGTACTCTCGTCCTCAAAGCTAACTTTTGTTCTGCTCTCCTCTGCTTACTATCCATTATCATCTGTCGATAAGGACTATTAACATCTGTAAAGGACTCATACATAGGTTTAGCAATCATGTCTGCACCTATATGTTTACCCCCCAAATAGAGTGCGGGACCTGCTATAAACGGGTGTTTCATAGCCCACTTAGCACCCGGAACACCCGTAATCACATTACTTGCAGATCCAGCATACATCCCAGCACCCCTAAGGGCCTGTCCTGCCTTAGTACCTTTTGCTAAATCCCACGCTTTACGTAAGGAATCAGTACGAAGAAATGCTCTTAAACCAGGGGCTACCACTAAATAGCTCCTGATGATACGAGTGAAGCAATTGATTGTTGCATACTAGGCCTTAAACTGGAAGCCCTAGTAAGTAGTGCTTGCTTCCCCGTTAGAAGATTATCGAGATTTTGCTTATCTATAGATTGATAATTCTGTTTTACTTTCCCCATTTGGTTTGCCCAATCCCCCATTCTTTCCATTGTATCTGCCTCGGCTTCCATACCCTTCATCTCAGCAGAAGAGGAGAAGGGAGCATTCATCGCGGGTTTCATCGTTTCCATCCCCGACATCATCCGAGAACCTTCCTCTGTATATTTATCAAACATCCCCATCTCTTTAGCAAACATATAAATCATGAGGGCATTGAGACCCTTCATTGCGACAGGAACTGCTGCGGGTATTAGTGCTGGTAGTGGCATAATAGTTTCCTTAACTTACGGGTAATTCCCTATCTTCGTTCATAGTACCAAAAAATCCTGCTAATAGTAGGGGGATTGCAATTAATGGTAACCCCCTAGCAGCTCTAGATAAATGTATTGGCTTACGTATCTTAGTAAAAAACTCCGATGTTGCAGGGAAGGTTTTTGCTTTAACAAAAGATTCGGTTGCCTCTGCAGCGTTAATAGCCCCCACTCCACCTTGGGTAGACTGTTGTATCCAGTTCGTAAGGTTAATCATGGGACTAACCTTGGTTCCTGGAAGAGTAGATTTAAATCGAGAAATATTCTTAATGTGTTCAAACTGTTTATTACTTGTGGGTGTCTTATCTAATTGATGGGAAATTCCCGGAGTACCGAAATATTTGCTTGGGCCATAACCAAAAGGTATGGGTTTTCCTTTTTTACTCCCCTCTACAATATCTCCTATCTCTGTCACTTTACCACTAGGAAGTTCGGTTTTAATCAAACTTGAGACGGGATCTTTTGTACTTACCCTTTTCGATCTAGCCTCTGATATACCCTTTTCTATATCCGCATCAATCAATAACCCAGCCTCGGCACTAGTTAAATACTTTCCACTTCTACCTTCTTCCAATAAACCCCTACGCATCAACTCTTGTATCATGGCACTAGATGCTCGATCTCCAACCTGTGTTATTCCGGGAGTATAGAAATCAAGTAAAGAAGCACCTCGTCTAAGAAACGGATTGGCTTTTTTTAATTCTGTTGCAGAATGAATCACTCTATTTTTAGATGTGGTACTGTGTCCTTCAAAGGAATGAGCTTTTACTTCATAACCAGCTTTCTTCCCTAGATTTTCAAACAACGTATCAGCACCCCGAGCCCCTCCTGAATCTATTATTAATCCTTTAGGTATAGGTCCTTTAAACAATTCTCTTATTGCATTTTCACCTTGCTTTGTTAATCTGCGACTACCTATCCCCGCGAACCGTTTTGTATGGGAGAGAGAAGGAGGTTGTGACTTTATAAACTTCTCAGAATCCCCATGCCATTCGTACCAAAGATTATCAGTTAAATTAAATACGTTAACAGGAATACCTTTATTAATTCCCATTTGAACAGCAGCATTTGTACCGCCTTGAACAGCAGTATTATTAATGATTATAGGAGCAGCAGCAATTACTCGATCTGCATTTTGTATTTGAAAGTAATTCCTCTGCATTAAACGCTTTACATAATCTTTTTTGCTTAATTCTACAGGTCTCGTTGGTGTGGGATCAGCAGATGGAATAGGAGCGAAGGCTCCTCTTTGTTGTCCTTGTCGTAAGTAGTTTCTTTCTTCTTTAGCCGCTTTAAGGGGATCGATTCCTTCTGGTTGTACAGTAGCCGAACCTGTTGTATCTAGTAACCTGTCTAAGTTAACAATTAGATGGGATAACTTTGTCTCCCCTCCGGGAATCTCTAAGATTTTTCTAACCGTATTCTTATTTAATAGAGCAGATCGAAGTTTTGTTAACAATCCCCTCTTCGGATCTATCCATGCTTGGGGTAACAGAAAATGTACACCTCTACCCGCGTTAGGATTTGGTTTTGGATAGGTACCTCCGTCAGGAAGATAACCTGTTAAAAACTTTGAGGCGTGAGATATATTTAATCCGGATGGATTTCTTACACCCTTACTCATTTCTCCTCGTAACCCGTTAGTTAATAAATTAATATCCTCGATTAAATCGGGTCTGTCCCTTAACAAAGACACAATCATTTTCTGTGTAAACTTACGAGGTCCCTTTTTATGGATAACTCTTCCATCAAAAGTCTTTACCTTCCAATTAAGATCCATGTCCATCTTAACCGTGGTTTTGCCTTTATATGTAGATGATTGATCCGTAAAGGCATTCTGAATATTAGCCATAGCATCTGCTATCTTCTGCCTTAAAATTTGATCTTCGGAAGGCATTAGTTACCTTCCATGCGTGCTGCAACTTTTGGGTCTGTAATAGCCCCCACTCCAACATAGGACTTATCTTCATCTTCAAGGTATGCTGACCAGATGATTCCGTGTTTTCTGTTGAGGGCCCTCTTCTTTCGATTCTCCCACAAAAACCTTCTAACCTTTTTAGTAGATAGTTCTTTCCCGGTAAGTTCTAAACAAAAGTCATCTGTAGATAAATTAACAACCTCACCCCCTTTAGAGTGGGGGGTTAAATTTATAATAGAAGAACCTTTATCTTTATGGTCTTCTACTAACTTTCGAGAAATCTTTTTCCAATCCATTAATCCTCAAGTTCCTTAATTTGTTTTTCTATTCTTTTTATATTGGCCGTTGAAGCATCAGCAGCTATTGCTTTTGCTAGTTTCCGTCGTAGAGTTACAACATCTTCGGTTTGTTTTAATGCTTCAGATTCTTTATCTTTAAGCCCTGACATTACTTCATCTTCCTTAAAATCAAACTCGAGCATTTGATCAAACACATCTTGATATTGACTATATTCTTTTTCGATAGGACTCATTCCCGGTCCAAAGTTTCCACCCATAGCTGATCGTATAACAGACTCACTAATCTTATCTGTGTATTCTGGACCGTATTTGTCCCCTAAATTTTTCTCTACCCATCCAGTAAATTTGTCTACGAAGTCGGTGTCTAATTCAGGAACTTCATACTCTACAGCTTCAGCCCCCTCTCCTATAGTTACTGTCCGGGTTTCACCAGAATAGATATCTAATTCTTGTAGAGATTTCTCAAGTCCCTTACTCAGAATATCGGAATTTGCTTGTGTATTATTTTTATTCGTTAAGTTTAAGAATGTCATTCCAAGATTACTCACCTTATCTAAAACATCATGATAAACACCTGTTGCGGTATGCAGTTCATCGTCATGTAATCCTAAATTTTTATCGAATATTTGTCCTGCATTTTTAGGTAATCCAATGGTGCCTTCGCCTTGTTCACCACCCGCTAGTTCTCGTGCACCACTTAATTCTTTAGCAATAGTTCTAATTATAAGATAAGAAGAACCCACTCCCTCTTCTTCTAATACAGCCTGAATTCGACTAGAGGCTCTATTGTAATCATCGTCATTTGTTGATTCCGCATTATCGAAGTCTTGTAAAATGGGCATAATTCTTTCTAGTGCATTTGCTGCTCCCTCGTCCCAATCTCGAAGTCCGTTTGCTATTTGACGAGTTAAAATTGTTACTCCACTAGAAACACTTCTAGGGCTATATGCGAATTGTTCTAACCCACCCGGGGTATCTGGATTGTAGAGATTAGGATTCAAAACAGGATTCTGATCTGAGGCACCCACCTGTCGTTGCCATGCTTCTAAGGAAGCTTGCTCTTTTGCCGTGAGACTTTTTCCAGCTGCATTTCTTACGTGCAAAGCTAAACCTGCATTGTACTTTTTCTCTTTCATATCTAATTGGGTTCCCACAAGAGACTCACCAAAAGCAACATAATTATTGGGAGTATTTAGTCCGGAGCCGTCTGCTCCCCATACACCGTTAAACTCATCGTCGGTCATCCTATTACCTATAAGTTCTCTTACTGCTGCTTTAGAGTTACCTCTAGCATTTCCAACTACGCTACTAAGATGGTTTGCCCAATCTTCCTGAAAATAGTTATTGAACCATTCGCTTTCTCCCTTGCCAACAACTTCATCATAGAAGGGAAGTTGATCTGCATTAGCTATCATCCCAAGAGGAAGATTTAAACCCCCAAGACCCCATGGGATACCAGTCGAAAGTTCTGCTGCTCTTACATTACCAGTGGAAGAGTCTAACCCGCCTACAACCTTTGTCCAATCTATAGACCCCCCACTAGGGTCAAATAGTTGTTGGATTTTACGAAAGGTTTCCGCTTCCAGTGTCGAAATATTAACAAGTTGTTGTCCGATATTTCCGATGAAAGTACTAATTTCATCGTCAAGGTCTCCCTTTTCGTTATATAAATTTTTCTTAATAGGACCAAATTCTTTAATTAGTTCTGCCAATGCGTCTGTTTGTTCAGCGTCCATATCCGCAAGAATTGATGATGCGATACCTGTTTGTTTGTCTATTTGCATGGGCCTATTAAGATCTGTATATGGGGCCCACGCTTCATCTGAACCATATTTTTGGTAAAGATCCCCTTCCATTACTTGATCTAAAAAACTAGGATCTTCTTCTGATTCTGGCGTAGTACCTAACAGAGCTCCCGCTAACATGCCCGGTACTCCTCCAAACGTAGGAGTATACCCCCCACTCTCTTCTTGGGGTTGGTTCTTTGCGGTAAGATAGTTTTTATAAGCATTTTTTGTTGCGTTGTCTATATGGGTCACAGCCGTAGTTGTGGCATGATTTTGGGCTGATGCTTGTGCCGCGTTTAGACGATCTTGTTCAGCATCTAGCTGATCTAGTAATTGTTGTTTTCGTTTCTCTTTTAATATCCTGTCGTTCTCTTCCCTTAAACGATCATAACCCTCTTCTGCTTGTTGCCTATCCCACTCTTGTTTTTCTTGTCGCTCCCAGGTTTGATGTTTTCTTTTATTTTCTGCTTCAATAGCCTGTGCCTTAAGCCTTTTGGCTTCAGTATCAAGCCTAGCCTGACGATCCGCTTCAGCCCTAAGGTTTGCGGATCCTGTAGCAATATTTTGTGTTGATTGGGATGTAACTGAAGGTTGTAATTCTGCCATGATTAAGCTCTATCTTTGAAGTAAACATTTTGACCACGAGGCATTTGCCCATAAGCCCTTAGCGAGGCGTTTCTATATTTTGAATCTCCATACCTACTGGATACCCACCTTTGAGCAGCGGCTAATGAAGTTCTACTGAAATCAATATTGTATTCAGATGCAAATTTATCCATAAGCTCTTGATCAGCACCGGGTAATCTAGCTGCAGCTACCGCATCTTTACCTAAAGATGAAACCGCAGCAAACTGTGCTGTTACTTGATCCATTAAGGAAGCGATTGATTTACCTACTATTTCTTGTTTTGCCATTATCCCACCCGAAATTCTAGCATCCCAATCTGTTAAAGTAGCATCTGTTTGTTGTCTAATTTGATTATTTAATTGGGAAAATGCCTGTTTCATGGCCGTTCTATTTTTGAGTAATTGATCATCTCTTTGGGCTTTCCATTGTTCTGCAGATGTTCTAGTTCCCATTTCAAGGGTTCCGAGGTTCATCTCAGTCTCGGCTTGTGATGATAACAAATTAGATTTTTGGGTTAGAAGACCAGCCACCACATTTGATTGTGCAGTAGTGGCATCTTGTGCTTTACTGGCCAACTGCGCTGCTACTTGTCTACCTTCTCCCATTATTCTTTTTCTAACGTCCGATTCTATCCTACTTCGAATCCCCTCAGGAATGTTTGGATTACTATTTAAACTTTCAATTTCTGCTTCTGCTCTAGCAGCATATCCCGCTTGGGCCCCTTGTCCCATTTCGACACCATATTCTTTAATGTCTTCTAGGGCTTGTTTCCCATAACCTACGGCTTGGTCCGATGCGCGTCTAGATTGTTTTTGAGCATCTTCAACTTTACCTCTTATGCCTCCCATTACTCCACCCGTTCCGGTTCTCCCAAATAGTTGATCAAAGTAAGCAGATTCTTCTCCTTTACGGTCTGCCATATAGTCTTCATAAAGAGCATCCATTTCCATTTCTCTTGCTGAAGAAGCATCTAACATTCCCTGCGATCTTGCCATAGATTCATTTTTTCCGGCAAGAAGATGATCAATATTTTCTTGTGCTAGGCCTACTTGTTTTTCACCTGCTGCTTGTAGTCTAGTGTAGTCGTATAATCCAGCCTGACCCATAGCACCCATTAAGCTATAGTTTCCCCTACCATAAACATCCTTACGAACGGCCTCAGAATATTTATTCCAATCATAACCTGTTTGCCACGGGTTTTCTTGGAAGTTTCCTTTTTGAGAAGGATAACCTTCTTTGTGGAATGGCTGACTTCCCTTATAAGCAGGAGTACCTCCCGGTCCATACCAACTACCAAAAAACTCGGAGTCTCCAGAATTCTTTCCCCAATTTTTGTATAAAGCCATTAAGTAGCCCTTTCAGTTCTAAGAGTAGGTAGAATCATTCCTTCAATGATAACCGACAAAAGTCTAAAATCAAGGTCGGGGCAAAATACTTCTAGAGCAGGAGCGAGTGCTATACCCCTGACCCCATGAGTATCCATAGATGCCCAATTAGTAGATTCTCCCTCAAGAATAGAAGTAACAATATTCCCACTTAAATTCTTAGGGATACCAGTAGATAGTGCTGTTGTAGAATCCCCTTCGTATACAGATGCTTTATAAAACAAATCCTCTTCATTTACAGTATCAGTAGTGGGAGCACCAGATACATCACTAAAATAACAAGAGAATGCAGATGCCTTTCTTACTATATGCATCCCACTAGGAGTGGGGTTTTGTGGATCCATTGGATCATTATATCCAAGCAACGAGCCTCCCCACTTCACATATACAGGAGAAATTGCAATTCTATCTCCTACTGCGGGAGTCCAACCCGAATCTAAGTTTTGGTAAGTAACAACAACGGGGGTACCTGAATGATTAACGATTTGACATTTCTTTCCTATATTACTTTCTTTAGTTGAGGAGATACAATAAACATAAGCCCCAATCCAAGAAAGAGCTCCCGTATCAAATACAGGAGCAACTGATTCATGACCTGAAGTAGAGGGATCAATCGTGAAAGTAGAGCCTGCTACTGCGGAGATTCTAAACCTCGTGTCTTTATCAAAATGTAAAAGTGTTGTTCTGGTTTTCCCGTTCCACGATCCCACAGCTGACCCTGTAATGGTGTCCTCCCTTTTAGAGTCTGCTATCCAAACACAAGGGCTCCAGTGGGCAGGAGTATCTGAAAGGTTAGGAGCGTTTTGTAAGAAGAATGCTCTCTGCGTTAAATCGCTATTTTGGTCATTTAAATCCGAAGGCCACTCCCCTGTCTTAACTAAATCAAAAGGAAGATCATGTAATTCAGACACCGAAGAAGTACTGAACCACATACACGCAGCTTTCTTCTGAGCCGAATTTAAAATAAACAACACCGAAGATTCTGAGTCGTACCCCATACTAAGTGAACCATACTCAGACCCCCACTCTTCCACTAATTTATCTATAGCATGTAAACTATCTAGTCTGCCCTGAGCATCTATAGATTTCATTCCTTTATTATTAATATAGTAAGTAAAGGGCCCAACGCTCTCGGTTGCTCTCTTATTTACAATCCCATATCCTTCATGAACAGGAAGGATTTTCATGTAAGAGATATTACCTGTAAACTCTCGGGAGATATGCATAATAATATTTTCTGCAAATCCTAAAACTGCTCCGGCACTTCGTTCAAATGTAACTACATGATTAGAGACTTTAGAAGGGACAAAGTAATTCTCGGGTGGAAATAATTCTGGGGAAGACTCAGCCATTGAAGACCAACGAAACTCTCCTACCCCCCTAAACCTATCGGTAGAACTATCTCCATCTGATTGAGAAGAACCTGAATCCCCAGATGAATTTGAAGTAATAAGTATTCCGTCAAATTCAATTCCGGTTCCAGCCTTTGACATGTTTTCATCAAAGATAGATCTATCTACATAAGGATCTTGATAAATTAAAGCAAGATCCGAAAGTCTAAAGTAATAAATAGCCCTTCGATAATCTTCGAAGGCATCCGCTGTATCTTCAAAAGGAAGCCCGGTACTTGGGTCGTCTTGATTTGTAGTCCAATAATCTTGAAGGGTAATAATTTTATCTAGTTGAACTACAGATGCTACATAAGAACCCCCAGCGTCTTCAAGTTTAACCGATCTAAATATACGAGCCTTTGTAAATTTAGTAGAGTCATAAACAATTTCAAGGCCAATATATCCCGGATCGAAATTTTCAGCACCCGTCATACCTACAACTGTAAACACAGCACCCCCACTCGTACTTATGGTCGCATTACCATCTAAAGTACCTTTATCGTGTGTTAAGTTAATAACATCGGTAGATGCTGTATAAGTGGGGGTTATATTTAAATCGTTATTGGTGTGTGCAAGATCAATACCTGCGTGCACAAGAGCAGCAACTGCTTCTTTATCCGCAGCACCATCAATCTTAATCGTGTATGAAGTATCAGAAACTTTAACAGCAGTGCCCGAGGTGTCACTATCTATAGTAAATACAACCTGTTTACCTTTATCTGGATAATCCACATGGTCTTTAATAGTGATAGTTTTCCCATCATAGTTTTGTTCGGCATTATCTAAACAAGTAATAGAGCCCGTTGCTTTCTCCACAAGATTTTCTGGTTTAACCATAGCAACTTTAGACAGACTAGTCTTTCTACCTGTATCGGGATCCTCTAGATAATAGGCAACACCATAACCACCACTATCTAAATCCGCAACATTGTCCATATCTTCAGGTGTTGCATACCAGTGACTTCCTACGGTTTGAGCAGTAAACACCTGTGCATTTGATGGGTAACTAGCAGAGGACACATCTAAAGCACCAACAGTGGTTACATCCGTATCATTAGGGGATATTAGTGGGGGTTGTAAACCGGGACCAGTATCGGTTTCTATGACTCTTAAGTAATCAGTTCCGTACCCCGCACCTGCCCCTCCCTCAAAATCTACTTTGGTTATACACGTAGAAACTGTGAGATTTAAACCTATAACTTGATTACCGTTTATAGAAGTTGTGGCTTGACTAATATTTACAGAGTTTTGTCCCTCTGAAGCTGTAAAGTTAGTGTGTGCATTTACAACAGTTGCGAGATTAGTAGCGGTTGTGGGATTATCGGTTTCGGGTTTGAAGGCAGCATAATCCGTGACACTATTCGTTGAGAAATTTTCATTTTCAGTTCCCGCGTGAATAATACGAGATTGCCCAACAGTATTTTTAAGTACTATACTATCTGCAGTACCGGCTCCCCCTGTGAAGTTTGCAATTGTAAGTATTCCCGCTGCACAGGTGGTCGAATTTGCTTTATCTCCCGCAGTACCCCCAACATTTTGGGAAATAGTTATAGTTGATCCTGAGGGTAGTCCAGCATTAAATTTTTCATTCCCCGCTAGTTGTAGCATAGTTCTAATGTTTGTTACGGTTTGGGCGTTAGAGAGTTCTACTTTAAAATGTGTAGCGTCTGTAGTTGTAGCGGAAGCCTCAAAAGTCATTACCCCAGATCCATCTGTAGGATTCAACTTAAAATTATCTGGTGTTGCGGTATCAATTGCAGTGTAATCAACAACTACCAAATCAGCTGTCGAGGGTGTACCTTTTGTGATACTCCCAAAAGCCTCTATCGTTACAGAACCAGCAGCAGCAGCAGATACTCCATATCCCACATAGAATAAAATAGGTTCTTCTCCCTTTACAAGTACGTAGACATATCTACCAAAGACAACTACATCCATGGGTGCAGAGGTAGCAACCCCCAATTTAATATCTTCTCCTGTGGTCCAAGCACCAGAATCTTTACCTTCTATACGATAGTCCATATAAATATCTGATACAGAAGTATCCCCAGGTCTTTTTGCTCTATAAACAAATCCATATCCAAATTGATCCGTTCCTACCCTAAAAGATATTGGGAAGACATCTATAACCTCGGACGCAGAAGAATGGTTAGTTTCCGTTCTTAAAGAAGTAAAAGTATGTACTTTTTTAAATCCCGGAAAAGGTCTAATGCCTCCCCTAACAGACATATCTACACCCACCACCTCGTAGGAAGACTTGCTAGGTGTAGAGGTACGTGTACCTGATTTATCTTCGGAAGTCCCTACAAGGTTATAATTCCACTTAATCTTTCGTTCGTTCATTATTTAATTTTCCTAATTTGCCTAGAAAATTGATGATGTCTTACATATTCTACTCTAGTAGCCCCTTCTCTCCAACCTCTATCAAAGATTTTAACATAACCCTGCCCCAATACTTTTGTTATAGGAATTCTTTCCATGTTATTCCAAACCCTAAATAAAACCCTTTGATCCCATTCTTCAGGTGCATCTCCTCTAATCACCTTATCACATTCAACCCCCCACTCTCTCATAAGGTTTAATGCTCTTTCATCCCGCAGATCGAAATAGGTGGTACCAGAAGAAAAGGAGGTAAATCGAAGGTGAGGATCCCAAGGAACAGCAAAATTAAAGCGGGGGTTTTCAAGGTGACTTAGGGGTGAAATAATCTCCCCATCACAATCTACCCATAGATAGGGTCGAGGTCCTAATTTGTCCATTACGGATAACATAAAGGAGGGTTTAAGGCAACACGCCCTAGTCCAGTTAAGTTCACTTTCAATCTCTTCTATGTGCACTTCATACCCAAACTTTTCTGCTGAAGAACGCATTCTTTCTGCCCCCTTTACGTACCGATCCTCTCCTGTATGAAATGAAACTATTAAAGGTTTCATTTTTCAGTGTCCCTATTGTTAGGAATATCATACCAACCACGAGTGTTAGTAGGTGTAGGAATAGAACATCTTTCTATTGCATCCTCGTATTGAATAAAAGGGAACAGAGAAAGTTTAGAGTTTCGATTGCAGTTGTAGATTTGGAAATTTGCTCTCTCAAATCCCGGTAGAAGTTTTTTAAGTCCTCCCTCTAACCACCGATACATATCATTATTCTTTTCTCTTACAGACTGGGCTCTGTTTTCTTCCCACGCATAAGCTTCTTTACTCATATCTGTAGGCATCTCCCAGTCACACCCTAAAAGGTAAACCTCTTGGAACCCTAAATAATAAAGAGTTCTTAACGCCCCAAACATAGTTACACGGAATCCCCCCTCGGGTTCTACCCCTTCTATAGGACCCCCCCAATTCGCAGACTTTTCGGTGAACCACGTATCCGGATTAAAGGTCGTATTATTTGAGAGCATCCAACAGTTAGGCATATCTAAAGGGGTCAAATCTGAAGGTTGTAATTCCCCGTTTACTCTATGAGTTAGTTTTTCCTCTCTTCTTTGCCACGGAACTATTTTCATAATAGAAGGATCTTCCCACCCCCCATTATGGAATCTTCCCGGAGAATCAAATCCTATCCATATATCGGGCTTAACCATACACCATGAATTATTCATACACATACTCATTACACCACGGTTATCCATTAGCGACAAATCAGTGTCGCTAAGTGAGGGGCCTCCGCACACGAGAAATATCTTGCTTCCCTTATAGTGGTTATCCCAAGAAACCCCCACTTTATCTGTCTTCCACAACAACATATCGGATTTCTCGGGGGTCCACACCCTCCTTACTTCCCGTGAAACCTTAGATTGAGTGGGGGTTGATAAACTTTCGATGTGGGTGGCGAGAGCTAAAAGAGTGCCGTTAATCTCTCTTAGGCGTTCTTCGAATTTTAATTCTAAATCTACAACTCTTTGGATTGCTACGGTTTCGTACGGGTTCTGTGGGGGTGGTGGTAGGGAAGGATCCCTTTTAATGGGAAACTCGTTCTTCTGTGCTTGATGTATTGACATATTATTTCCTTATTCTATACAGCATGAATCTATAGTATAGTCCGTAACAGTAACGTATTGGAAGTTTGACTCAGCATTTGATTTCAAATCCCAAACTTGAACACTATCGTTTGGGCCTTTGTAGCCTTCGAAAAAGGCTTCGAATCTATCTTCCATACGAGAGGAACAAAGTCTGGTGGGTAGACCTCCTGCATCACTGACACCATAGCAATAGTGAGGATGCCAATCCCCATCGGTATAACCAATCGGAGCGGAAATTAAGTTTCTTCCATCTAACCAATGCCAAATATTAAATATCTCGGTTTCACCTACACCCCGATCACCACCCGCAACGGCATTCCAAGGTGCAGAGTTATCTCCTGCGTTATCTAATGACATGTCTACTTCCATCTGTAATTGAGAGTTAACGTGTTCTGTTCTAGTGTGCCACGCTGCGTCTGAGCCTCCCCCAGTACCCAATGCTTCAGTCTCCCAACCTGCGGGTACTTCCCACCAAGCACCGTCACTAATGGGTTTAATAACTGTCCATAAACTTAACACCATCACTTTAATTTTTGAATCTACTGGAGGAGTAATTCCTAATGTGTTTAATGCGTCCTTTGCTTTTTTACAAATTTTGTTTCCGTTCATGACTAAGTGAGGGAAGGGTTTTCTACTTGTCCCCGAAGAAGCATCCCTAGAAGTGCCAGGACAACCGGCACCTGAGAATGAGAAGTCGTCAAAGATGAATGCACCTCCCACTCCATAATCCTCTGAAGTGTATTCTCCTTCTGTTAGTACACCTAGTATGTCGTTGTCGGTTCTTTTTAACCAACCAACGTTTGCGGGAAGTACGATTGTGTCACCTTCAAGAGGTGAAAAGTAATGATCTAGGTTGTCCATATATCTATAATTTTCGGATTCCCAATACCCCTCACTCTTTGCTTCTGATTGCCGTTTACCTCTGCTCCAACACCAATTATTATTACAGGAGCAAAAAGTACTTCCCGGTCTTACCATTATTGTTCCATCTTTTTCCTTCCCGGCTCCACCACGCATGAATATGGGCCATACGTGATTTCCTTCTTCGTCATCACAACATCCACCATAACAATCAGGACAATCAAAATCGGAGGAGTTTATGTTGTCGTAGGGAGAATCACAATTCCAGTTAGAACATTTGAGGTTTGGAGTATATGTTTCTCCTCCATAAACGACGGGTATTGTTCCGTCGTGGCAAGTTCCGTCACCTAGTAAAGGAACAATCATATCTTTCGGGATACAATTACAATCACAATCATGTACAAAGTCTGTTTCACAAGCGGGTTGTCCTACACAACTCCAATAACAATCACCACCACTACATTCTTCACAACTGCAATAGTTAGTGTATCCGTCTGAGTCCCATCCTGCCCAACCCCTAGATTCTCCAACTATAAATCTACCCTGAGAATTTTCTGTTTTTGTAAGTGCTGTGTGGGCTTGAGTGTGGTCGGTAGGATTTAAAAGTGCAAGTGCTGAGATTCTATTAGTATCACATGTGGTACACCCACAAATCCCAAACCCGTCTAGTCGGTTAGATGTTAGCCAGAGTCCAATACCTTTTTGGTAGGCACCCATTGTCTCACACTCTGACGTAGTAAAATCTGTGGCTATATTGTCTGCCAGCATTCCACCCCCACTCCCATTGTCTGGAATATAACCACCATCTAGATAATAATTTTTTCCGTCTGTGTGGGTATAGTAGAGCATATAACCCCAACTCTTACCCGATACATGAAATCCGGGTGCTGTTGGATATGTAGGGTCTGGGAAAGAAACCCACACATCTGATCCGGGTGAATCGCTGGCCTCTATACAACAATTACATGTGGCATCTTCTGGGGGACCGGAAGTTCCTATATCGCCTCGGGGACCTGTTGATCCTACCGGGCCTGTTCTCCTTGGACCCGTTTCTCTTGGTCCTGTATCCCCCTTAGGACCAGTACGTCTTGGGCCTGTATTTCCTGTTGATCCAACAGGTCCGATGTTACCTGTGGGGCCTATTTGTCCTGTAATACCATCCGGACCAACCTCTACACCAGAATCTCCTATGTCTCCTCTTGGTCCGACTGGGCCGGTCGATCCTACACCGAGAATTCCACCTTGAGGTCCTATAGGCCCATCATAACCTTTAGGTCCGGTTGGTCCTGTGAAACCCGTAGGAGAAATTTTATTGGGATCACCGTAGATGTTGGGAGGAGGCATATCTTCATCTGAAGGAAATAGGTTCTCTATCCTCGTTTCCATAATTGGAGTTGCTATCGCTGCTGGTTGTTGGGATCTATAGAATGGAATTCCTGCCATGCCAATCATAGGAGAAAGAGAGGTTTCTTTACCTATTAAAAATCCTCGTTCTCTCCTTTCTAATTCATCTGGAGATAAGGAGATATTATATGCTGCTCTAGACCATAATGAGGTCATGAAATAATTCCAGAACAATAGGGGGGAGTTCCAGCGGGACCGGTTGATCCTCGTGGACCGGTCGAACCTTGAGGACCTGTACTTCCTGTAGGACCAGTACTTCCAGTCGGACCGGTCGAGCCTGTAGGACCAGTCGAACCTGTTGGTCCGGTGCTTCCTACAGGACCTATTGGACCAGTAGAACCCGTAGGACCGACCGGGCCACGCTTACCAGCAGAGCCTCTTGAACCTGCGGGACCCGTTGATCCAGTTGGACCCGTATCACCGGCTGGACCTACGGTGCCAATGGGTCCAACTGGACCCGTTTCACCCGTGTCTCCCTTTGGTCCAATTGGACCCGGTTGATTGGGAATAGGAGGAAGATTAAATATATTAGTAATGGCACCTGCAAATTCATTTGTGACTACATTATTTATTTGTGAGGGGAAGGCGTGGTTGGGGTAACTGATCCCAATTGGAGGATCAGAAGTTTTTAACTCTATCCAACCCGGCCAGATTGTTTCTCCAGCAAACCCCCGAAAGTAGTCTCCCTGCATACGAGAAGACCACGTGTGATCTACTCCGATTGATGCTAAGAAATCTTTAAGTTGTGAACCTAAATCAGGAAGTGTACTACCTAATGCCATACAGACCACCGTGCCTGTTTTTATTATCTACTGTGTCTCTATCATACTTTTTGGGAATACGATTTTGCATGAACGTGAAATGATCCATAGCGGTTTTCATTGCAGACTTAAAATTAGACAACAACATTACATGTTGTGCCTTTGTTACTTTTCTAGCCCCTACAAGAAGATTCATTGCTGCACCTTGAGCAACTGCTTCTGTTACTGCACCGTAATGAGTAGGTACAATTTCATAGATAATGTCTTTACCCACAGACTCCTCATCATTAAATTGTAAATCAACTGTTACAGTCTCGGCTTCTGGAGAATGAGCAGTAATTACTCTTTCTTCAATAATACCAGCAGCCTCTAATACTCTAACTGTAGAGCCCACATAGATTTGATCTCTCCTATCTATGTCTCCTAAAATTTGAGAAGCCCACCCACCCGATGTTTTAGACAAAGTAATAGTTTTACCTGATACAGCTAAGAGACCGTCTTCTGCATAATGAGGTTTAGCGTCGTGTGTTGGTATATACCAAATTTCATAGGTATCAGTATCTACTCCTGTTGGATAAGGTCGTATTGCTAGTCTGCTACCCTCAAGAGACCAATTTGGACCTCTATCACTATACTGACTACGAGGAAGCATTTCTTTTTTAATCCTCCCGTCATCATACATAGAGACTATCCTCACAATTTCTCCGATGGATGCAGGTAACTGGTAATACTGTTGGTCTTTTACAAGAGTAAAATTATGTTTTGAAATGATATAATCACTTGAGGTATTTTGAATCCTAGACATGACTCTGCTATACTCAGGTACGATACCGTGCCTAAAAATATAATCGTCCGAATAATCCAATTCCCTTGCAACATCTCCAATTATGGTCTTGGTTTTTTCAAGAATCATGTGCAACACGGAATCTTTATTTGGAACAATTTCCTGGGCGTTCTTTTCCCTAACCATAGCAATAGCAGAAGTAAGAGAAGATTTAGCCGATTCAGAAAGAATCGCAAGATCAGACTCGGGAAGTTGTGCTTTCAAAGTAACAAGTTCCAATATACTTCTAGTCACAACCGAACTCATTATTGTGTGCATCCAAGGTGCAACAATTTCATAAGAAACAACCGTAGTATTGGCCGATGTAAACGCTTCCGAAACTGTAATCGTTCCTTGTGAGGATTCTGCTGTAGGATCATGTGCTGTAATAACTCTCTCTGAAATTGAACCATCACTCTCGAATACTCTGATTTGAGCACCAACATAAGAATTAGATCTCTTATCTACGATACCTAACTGTCTAGAGAATAACCCCCCACTCGTTAGTTTAAGTTCTGTTTTCCCCGCGTTGTTTATTGTTCCATCGTTAGCGTAGTGAGGCATAAAGTCTCCGCTAGGAATGAACCAGATTTTATAACCTGTTAACCCACCAGATGTGGTGGTGTCTCCATAAGTGTTGGATGCTGTGGAAGGTATTGGTCGGACAGAGAGTCTATTACCCTGAACCATCCAACCGTTCCCGTTCGGATCGTTTTCGTCTCTTTGTCTAACTTCGCTTGTTATTAATCCTGTAGTAGAATTGACCAGTGAAATCCTTAATAACTTAGAAACACAAGGAGGTAAGACGTAGTGCTCTTGAGCTGCAGTGAAGGTGATATCTTGACTAATAATTATGGGAGAGTCGCTTCTTCCGTTTACTAGAGACATTACTTCCGCTAGTTTGGGGTTTACTACCGATCTCATAATGTAATCGTTGGACATTTCTCCTTCTATTTTATCGGGCAACCCCCAACGGATTCTTTCTAGGATTGTATAGAGCACAGAGTTTTCAGGAGCAATACTTTTATCAGATACTTTTGTAGATGCTAGTCTTGTGGCGGTTTGTAGTGCAAGTCCAAATTGCTCTTTTAAGTAAACCATTTGTTTTTCGGTAATGTTTCTAGCAATTCCTAGATTCATACAGGAAGCTAAAGCAACTGCTTGCCACAAATGACCCATAAACTCGGGGACTATTTCATACCTAACCGAACCGTTAGTTAAATCACTTGAGAAATCTGTCCTAACCCCCACTGTTCCAGCACTAACATCATAAGAGGTTATGACTCGTTCTTCTACAATAGAATCGTCTGTGCTCCATACCCTAAGAACCCCACCGATATAAGCACTTTGTCTTTTATCTACACCACCAACATCGGGTGTAGTATCCACCGTTACAGTGTTAAGTGTGGCTAATGTCCCTCCACCAGCAGAGTAGTGGGGGTTAAAGTCTCCAGATGGAATATACCAAACATTGTAACTTGAACCATCATCTGTTCCTGATTCATCCCAATCGGGTCGAATGTTGAGATCCCGACCGTCGAGGTGCCATCCGGGACCCCGAGGGTCGGTCTCATCACGACGAGCAACATCGTTTGCTACAGTTCCATCTGTATTCAACTTCGCAATTCGTGCTATTACTCCTACGTTAGGAGGTAGTTCTATACGTTCATTATTTGTAATAAGAGAATCTAATAAAAATTTACATAGTATGGGTTCTTCTCTAGTAGCATTTAGAGAAGTGATGACATTAACCATTTCAGGTTCAATGATTTGTCTCACCAGAAAATCATTATCATATTTAGCATCTAGCGAGGGGTCGTCCAAATAGGTACGAATCCTCGTAATAGTCGTCATTAATATTGAACCCGTACTATCCATTATC